AGCTGCTCCTCCTGGTCTTGCTAACGTATCCTTACCTGGATATACGAGGCAAGTTCACGAAACGTATATAGCAAGAGACCTTAGAAAAAGTATGGAAGACCTCATTCAACAAAACTTTCAAGATAATTTACAAAAAATAGAAGATATAGCGACTGCGGCTGATTCTGACGATAAACCTAAAAGTAATGCGGAAAAAAAGATGTCATTAGTAAGTCCCGATCTATGTGTATTGATGTTAGATAATTTACGTCAATCTGTAAAAGAATCGAATGCGGAATCTTTCGCAGATTGGAATAAGCACCCTAGGAGTGACCCGCATACCCGGGCTGCTTTGGATAATCCGGATGAAAGATACCGAAGTCTTCATATCGTAAAAGGATTTGGTGTAGATCCACGACTAGCAAGAAGCTTACCATATAAAAAATATGTAGCGTATCATGATAAAAACGATAAAATGGAAAAAATGGGAGTTACTACAATGGCATTTAATGTAAATAAAAAAAATAAAGTGACGACTAGTAAACGTTTTATATCCGCAGACGAGTTAATGCCGTTAATTAAATATGATGAACGCCCAGATCCCGCTGGAGGTACTTTATATTCTGCTACAATGGAGGACCTTATAACCTATTTTATCGGCAAAGCAAAAAAAGCCCCCGAAACAATTGTTCTGATGGACCTAACGTGTTCTATTTGTAGCGATAAAAGGCTATTGGCTAAACCACTCCCTGATTATACTAGGCGAATAGTACAAGGTGGAAGTAATAAAAAATCAAAACTAAAAACCAAAAAAAACAAAACAAAACAAAATAAAACGAAGAACCGACATTAGGAATAGGACCTGGAAGTTCGCTTGATACAAACTATATTTAGTGGATGAGTTTAGAAGCAGCAGTTGTAAATGCTCCAAATGTGATGGTGGAGTATACGAGAAAGTTATGGTAAGAAATATTACGTAAATATCTTACATTGAACTGAATACTGCTTTTCATAAATACCGCAGTATAAAAAATGATATAAAAAATAAAGTGATTTTATAATTTTTATTTTTTATGTTAAAATGGAATAAACCGAGTAGTATACCTATTGGAATAATTACACATTACGCTGGCCTAATGTGTTTCAAACTAAGAAGGGTAGTAACCATATCATTATCAATATCCGGATGATATTGATTTTGTGTATTAGTAAATTTATCTTCTAATTCACGAATAGGTTGAATTACTTTTGGGGTAATTGCGTGAATCGAATAATTTGTACGCGAACACTCATCGTAAAATTCATTCATGCTAGTTTGAATAATTCGTATCACTTCATCTGTAGTAAATGTTAACGGGTCTGGACCATATACAACGGGTTTATAGAGAAATGTATATACCCACCAACCGAGCAAGACCAAAATAAATGTCTGAAATATGGTTTTATCGATAGGGGCAGTATACATAGTGTATAAATCTGAATAATTAATACGCAACCGAGTTATTATAAATAATATTATTACCCTTGATAATACTATTAGTTATTCAATTTTATGCTAGTATGGATAGTTTCTATTATCACAATAAAACCATATAAATACGAGCCATGGTAGATATTTAATAGTATACGTAAATCCAATGAAGATTTGCATAATTGGTCCAGGATATAAACCCATACCCCCAAATGGTTGGGGTGCGGTAGAATCAGTTATATGGGACTATTACATGAATTTAAAGGATAATCATGAAGTTAATATTATTAACAATACCAATTTAAAACAAGTTATTGAAGAAGTTAATATGATAAATTATGATGTCGTTCATATTATGTATGACGATCATGTTATAATTACACCATACTTGAAACATAATAAAATTTTGTATACGTCACATTACGCATACATAACACACCCGAATTTCGAACAAACACAATCCTGGTATTTTCAAAACATTTTTAAACACGTTATTTTAAATAAAGATAGACTTATTATAAACGCAATATCGGAACAAATTAAACAAGTATATGTAAACTATGGATTTCCTGCTAATAAAATTAATGTTTTACATAATGGAGCGAGGGAAGATTGTTTCAAATATCATGATAATCCACTTAATCACGACAAGTCAATATATCTAGCCAAAATAGAAGACAGAAAAAAACAATATATATACCAGCAGATACCAAATATTGATTTTGTTGGAAATTATCATAATTCTTCTTTTGATATATCCCAACCAAATTACTTAGGTGAGTGGAAAAAAGATACATTATACAACAATCTGAGTTATTATGGCAATTTAATATTATTATCTGACGGGGAAGCTGACCCGTTAGTAGTTAAAGAAGCACTAATATGTGGATTAGGTGTTGTAGTGAGTGAATGTGCGTCTGCTAATCTTGATTTAACTCACAAATTCATCACGATTATTCCTAACGATAAATTACATGATATTTTATATGTCAATGATGAAGTTAACAAAAATCGTAAATACAGTATAAAAAATCGTGAAAAAATACGCGAATACGGATTAAAACTATTTTCCTGGAAAAATGTAATAAACAAGTATAACCAAATAATACTATAGTACTTCATGAAAATTTGTTTAGTTGCTCCAGGTATAATGATAATTCCACCCGATGGTTGGGGAGCAGTAGAAATATTAATATGGGATTATTTTAATGAACTATTAAAACTAGGACACGATGTGAATATTATAAACAAGCTTCGTTCTAATCCAATGGAACAAATGAACGGTAATAGTCAGTATTGTCAAGAGTTAATAACAGAAATAAACGAGGGTGATTATGATTTCGTACATCTACATTATGATTGTTTATTCCATATATTACCACATTTAAAATGTAAAAAAATAGGTATTACCAGTCATTATCCATATATAGATCAACCGGAAAAGCATAGAGCGGATGGGTATTCTGGTATATTTAATTTCATGGTACAACATAATGACAAATTCACTATTTTTGCTCTATCAAAAAAAGATTTCAATACATTTAAACAACATTCAATCGATAAACATAATATTATTTTAATGTATAATGGCGCGAATACACAGGAAATTAATGTAATATCGCCTGATTTAAGAAGTATTAAAGACAAAACAATATATCTTGGAAAAGTCGAAGAACGAAAAAAACAATATCTATACAAAGATATACCCAACGTTGATTTTTATGGACGATGCACTGACGAAAATTTTAAACGATTCACGCAGTATAAAGGTGAACCATCCCGAACAGATCTATTAAATTATTTATCAAACTATGGTAATATGTTATTATTAAGTACCGGTGAAAACGGGACACCCCTTGTATTAAAAGAAGCACTAATGGCAGGATTGCCGATTGTAATAAATAAATATAGTAGCGACGATTTAGATTTGTCATTACCATTTATTGATGTTATACCGGATGATAAATTGGATGATATACCTTATATTACTAATATAGTTAATATAAACCGTAATAAACAACACTTATATAATGAAATACGCGAATACGCAATACAACACTTTTCTTGGAACACACTCGTACAAAAATATGTTGATAATATCATTAATATTTAACGGAGTCTATTGCAGAATACATAATAATTTATATATTCTTGACCTGTATGATTACGAATTAAATAAGTTTGATTAAAATATTTTTTTATAATAACTCCAAATATTACTTGTTCGTTATCTACTCTTCTTTTATTAATATATTCATTTATATACATATCTTTACCGATTTCACATATTTCTTTAATTAAGTCTTTATTTCCACCCCAAAACCCAGCCATCATAAAATTTATATTTTGTCCGATACAATCATCAAACTTTATTTTTTCATTTATCAAATCAGATAATTCCCTTTCTTTACCGATTTGAATAAAGATTTTATTGTTTTTGTTTAATTCTGTTATTAAATCTTTATTAAATATATCCTCATTCATATTAAATTTCATGAAACGACTTAATCCTGCATCTATCCAAAAATGCATATCAGTTTTAAAATAATTTTCTTCTATCGCATTATTCATCCATACAAATTTACTATTTACGATAGGAATATAATCATAACAACGATTCTCTAATCCATTCGGATGTTTAATTTTATGTTTAAAGTCACTCTTACTTATAATATCTTCTACTTCATTACGGGTATGATAAAAAGGGGTATCTTCTAATGTCGTATATATAACTCGTGTTGGTAACTTTTCGCGGATTGTTTCAATTAATATTCTATTTTCCTCCTCCGTATAAATAACCATTGGAACAGGAACCGATAATGTCTTTGAAAACCATTCTTGGTATTCTGTATAACTGCGTTGGTCGTATTTATCACGACTTATATTATATAGAGCGGTAATAAATGTAAATGACATTGTATTATTTACATTTATATAATGCTATTAATTTAAGTGTTTTGAATTATTAATATATTAGACATATACAATTCAAAATAGCTCGATTATTTGGTTGGACGTCCGACCTCGCCATTCAATCTATCTGGGTATCTTAGCAAACGGTATCTTCTTTCTAGTTTTTCTATACAAATTTTGTTATATTGTAAATGAAACCCGACCAATATTTCACTTATCCAATCTAATTTGAATACGAAATAATATACTGGCAAATATACAAATAAATCCGTATATGTTGTCATATTGGCTTCATTACCTATTGCGAATTGGTCGTGTATTGTATATTTACCAAACTCACCCGGATGAAATGCCGCGTCAAACACGGTGATTACGTCCTTATTGATACTAGATAAATTAATAGTATTTATTGTCATATCACTTCTCATACGAATTACAAAATCATAGGTGATGTTGTGCTCGTGTTTATATGACATAGCTAATACATTGGTCTGGTGCATAGAATAAAATAAACTTAATGTATTATATGGATAATGGCTATACATTGGCATTCTTGTTACTTCTAAGTTTTTATCAAAATTATAATTATTATTTGTAGATGGCACTTCAAAAAATTGTTTTACATAATCAGGACGTGTGTTTACCCACTGAGCGTTCCATCTTAATCTATTTTCATCCGTTTTATATTCGTCTTCTGTAATCTTACTATTTATATATGTATATGGATGCCGCTCAAATTTTTTTTGTTTATCAATTATAAATCTTGATGGATGAATAGTGTTTCTCATATACTCTATGTCTTCGACCATACTTTCATCCCATGTATGAATAAAAATATAAAATTCGATAGGTTCATTTGCTACAATCATTTTATTGAGTAATGGATATGTATCTTGGATAAACCGTAAATGTCCTGAATATTCTATTGCTACTTTCATATTGATATATACTTAACATATTATGCGGATTCGGTCTATATAGTTTGTCTATTAGTTATTTTACACACTTGAAGATTTATCATTGACATAATGCTCGTATTAATTCAATAGCACGATTAATATATGTGTGATTGTCTTTTACATAATCCATTGCCTTTCTAATACGGTCTATATTTGTTCTTTCTTTCATCGCCGAATTGAATAAATCCACCATATTCTCTTCATATATAACATGTTCGCCTAATATTTTTTTTACATGGATTGAATCAGTTAATCCTATCTGTCCGTAACTAATCGTTTTTAATACTCTACATGGTAAATATCCTATTTCCAAATGATTTTTTCCGTTTTTTATACCAAATATTCTTGTATCTTCAGATGTACCTATTGGTCTAAAATCCGGACTCAATATGGATTTCTGCATATAATGTTTATTTGCTTCAAATGTTAATGGAGTATTCCACGGATTAGAAGTGATCCATTGAATATTATTACGTATACATACGTTTGCAAATTCTTGATAATTATACGAACGCCCTGGCGAACCGATATAATACACGGCATTATCTTTTTTTATATTTATATCATCATAGTTAAATTCATGTGGTAACAAATCAGTTCCCCAATATAAATAAACACACTCATAATTCATGTCTGTTATTTTGTTCCCTCGTTTAGATACGTGTATATCTTTATTGGATGTTAATTTTTCATATTTACTATGGGGGGATAAATTAATTAAGGTATGAGTACCATCATCTAACTTAAAATCATTGTTTACATCATGTATTTCATTTACATTAAAACGTATTTCTATCAACCGAACATTTTTATTTACATATTTTTCAGGATGTACTGCGTTATGGACGAAATATACGGAGGATTTTACTATTGGAATATTTTCATCCGCATAACCTTCTGTTATAAAAATACAATCATTAAAGTCAAAATCAGAAGGGTATTCTTTGTCATGAAACCAATGTGTTTCTTTGCCGAAACCAACCGAAAATACCTTTATCCACATTGCGTGAATATACGAATGGGTATGAGTACCGAGAGGAAACCCCCATACAATAAGCTTTTTGTATTTTGATAATACGGTTCTTTCTTGTTCTGTTAGTAAATTTGAATACATACGTCTATTAATAATAGTAATACCGCATATTTTATATGTTATTCGCGAAATAAATAATAAATTAGAATATGTATATGAATGGATATTGATATTCTAATATACACATTCTAATATGACTGTAACAGATTTTATAGTTGATTTGTCTAATTCGGAAATTACCCGATATTCAGATTCAGGGGAAGATGGTATTATTGAAAAATTATTTGAATTATATGGAGTTACAAATAGATACTATGTTGAGTTTGGAGCTGAATGGGGCAATTGTCAAAATAATACCTATTCCCTACGAAAACATTACGGGTTCAATGGATTGTTGATGGATTCGTCTTACGAAAATGAAAGTATTAACTTACATAAACATTTTGTAACAGAAGATAACGTTCTAGAATTATTTAAGAAATATAATGTTCCGATTGAATATGACTTGCTATCATTAGATATTGATTCGCATGACTTTTATGTACTTAATAAAATATTATCGACGTATTCACCCAGAATTATGGTATGTGAATATAATGCAACTCACTTACCCGATGAGGATAAGGTGGTTTTACGTAACGAAACAAACTTTATTGGAAACTATTTTGGAGCGAGCATATTAGCATTTTATAATCTAGGACGGAAATATAAATATTCGTTAGTATATTCAAATAAGAAAGGAGTAAATTTATTTTTTGTTAGAGACGATATATTATCAGGTTCAAAGTATAAAATTATGAATGTAAATGATGTCGCAAAAATATATAATACTCCGAAATATGGAACTGGACCAAATGGCGGCCATTTGCAGGACCCATTTAATCGTGAATATACATCTTCGCACGCAATACTAACAAATACCGTACAATTGAATTGTTACAACACAGATTACGGGAGAATGTGCTGTCTACCAAATGACATTGTATTTAATTCTGAGATGAAGAATGGTAAAATTTATGAGGAACATCTCATCGTTAAGAACATTATTCCATTATTTAACACATTAGACACATTATTATTTTTAGATATTGGATCACATATAGGCAGTCATTCTGTGATTTATTCTAAATTATTTCCTAATTCTCAAATTTTAGCATTTGAACCGCAATCAATTATATTCAATATCTTGAATACAAATATTCGTCAGAATAATATTACTAACTGTTCTGTATATAATAATGCTGTCGGACATACAAATATGGAGACTACTATGAGTAATTATTTATATGATGGGTATGATTGTGAGATAGAATATGGAGGGGATAAGACATTAAATTATGGTGGAATTGGGTTAGGTAAGAACGGGGAGTATGTAAAAATGATTAGTATTGACAGTTTAAACCTTGACCGTTGCGATTACATTAAAATCGATGTTGAAGGTGCTGAAATATTAGTTTTAACCGGCGCATTGAATACAATAAATAAGTACCATCCTATAATATTCTTTGAAGAAACGGACAAGACAGTATCTGCCGAAATGATTGAATCTATGAATATTAACATTAATTTTGAAACACCTAGAGAATTACTACTTAAAATTGGTTATCATATCACAAATATTGACAATAATAATTGTCTGGCAACATATCCAACATAATTTATTGGATATAATGTAATGTAATGTATTTGTAGTTTTACACATTTGAATAGTATTGATACAAATAAAACCATGGGTCTACTTCACACTCTGTTGGAATAATCGGATTAAATAAAGTTATATTTTTTATAAACATACTAGACAATATTTGCTGGTCGCATCCAATAAATTTATCATTTACAATGTAATACTGAAAATACTTGTAATATAATTCGCACATGTTTAATAATGTTTTTTTATGACCTCCAAACATTGACCCTGAGAAATGAACTTCATCACAGAAAAAGTCCTGCATTTTTGTAAAACCATTTAACAAGACAATATCTAGCTTGTCCTGTGAAATTTGTTCGGCATTTGGATAACTCGATAAAAAGGGAATAATATTCTTGTCGCGAACATTCCCTATATCATTCCATACAAAATATTCACTATTATATGGATTGATACCAATTGCCTCTTTTAAAAAATGAAACTTAGAATTCCATAACTGATAACATCCTCTAGCACGTCCACAACGCTTATTTGGGTCTAATCCTTCTTGATACTCCCATATATCAGGGTATAATTTGTTTATTTCTAATTCCATTAATTCTTTTACAATAATTGTGTATTGTATATTTTGATTAGTTCTCAATATAGCTTCCAAATATGATTTATCGGATTCACATGTAAAAATTATTATATTTGTTTTTATATTTTCTAATAGGTTTCTTATCCATCTATCATATTCTTCAAATGTATGCTTTGACTTATTAAGTCGATAATAACAGGTAATTATAGACGACATATATATTATTGATTACTAACTAACCTATAAATCATTTGCAAACAACATAAAAACAATTTAACCTATATATTGTATAATAACCATGGTAAAAATATGCAATGACGCCTATCCATCCAATTCAAAGTACGACTCGCATTTTGAATTGTATCCATATCCCCTCAGTGATTTTCAAAAATATGCGATTGAAGCTATTGTTGAAAAACAACATGTATTAGTCACCGCACATACTGGTAGCGGTAAAACATTACCTGCTGAATTTGCTATCCAATATTTCGCAAAAATCGGGAAAAAGGTCATATATACAAGTCCTATTAAAGCATTATCTAATCAAAAATACTATGAATTCACCAAAAAATTTCCAAGTATATCATTCGGTCTTTTTACGGGTGATATTAAAACCAATCCTGATGCGGATGTTCTTATTATGACAACTGAAATATTAATGAATTATTTATTCACATCCACTACCAACAGCGAATCTACTGAATCTCAAAATGCTCTTCAGTTTCAAATTGATATTCAAAATGACCTAGCTTGTGTTGTATTTGATGAAGTTCATTATATTAATGATGCTGAAAGAGGTCAAACCTGGGAGAAGACAATTCTAATGTTACCAAGACATATACAGATGGTAATGCTTTCCGCTACCATTGATAATCCAGAAGGATTCGCAAAATGGTGCGAAAAAGAGGATATGGAACCGGACGCAAAGTGTGTATATTTAGCTTCTACTAATCATAGAGTAGTCCCTCTATCACATTACGGATTTTTAACCACTACTGAAGCAGTCTATAAAACGATTCGAGATAAAGAAACACAAAAAGAAATACGAGACAATAGTAACAAACTAATTCCATTACAAGACGCAAACGGCAACTTCAATGAAGTTAATGCGAAAAAATTAGACAAAATTAAGAATATGTTTGAAACTAATCGGATTCGTATTAATCGAAAACACGCATTAAATCAGTTATCATCCTTTTTAAAGGAAAATGAAATGTTACCAGCAATCGCGTTTGTTTTTTCCAGAAAAAACGTAGAGGCTTGCGCGCATGATATTACTGTGACTTTAACTGAATTTGACAGTAAAATTGGCTATACTGTTCGTAATGAATGCGAACAAATTATTCGAAAATTACCAAATTTTAAGGAATATCTCGAACTACCAGAATATAATAGTTTAGTTTCCCTTTTAGAAAAGGGTATTGGTATTCATCATTCCGGTATGATTCCTATTTTACGAGAAATTGTTGAATTAATGATTTCAAAACGGTATATTAAACTGTTATTCGCAACCGAATCATTTGCTATCGGACTTGATTGTCCTATTAAAACCGCTGTTTTTACGAGTTTAACCAAGTTTGACGGACATACAGAACGATTCTTATTGGCACATGAATATACACAAATGGCCGGTCGGGCTGGAAGACGTGGCATTGATACAGTCGGACATGTAGTACATTGCAATAATATATTCAATACACCTATGTTATCTGACTATAAAACAATACTTGGTGGAAAACCACAACAACTTGTATCCAAATATCATGTTTCTTATTCTCTTATTTTAAACCTTATTAAAAACGGACAAACTAAGGATTTTCATATATTTTCACAAAAAAGTATGGTCCAACGAGAAATTGAGAAATCCATTATTGGTATAAACGCTGAAATACATAAGACCGAACAAGCGATTATCGAAAAAGAAAAGAGTATATCTTCATCACGTACACCTCGTAATCTTTGCGAAACGTATATTAATCTACAAAATGACCTACAAACAGCTACTAACAAAAAACGTAAACAGGTTGAAAAAGATATTCGGAATATAGAAGACGAATATAAATACATTAAAACTGATTCATCCAAACTAGAGTCTTATTTAGAATTAAAAAACAAAATTACTACACTCAATGCGGATACCGCTTATACTAATACATATATAAAAGTTCAATCGGACCATATTTGCGATATTATGTGTGAAAAAGGCTTTATTATTCGAAATCATGATGATACGTATGTACTTACTTTACTTGGTAACATTGCGTCGAATATTGCTGAAATACATCCTCTTATTTTATCAGAGCTTATGACAAAATGGTCTAATTTCGAAGAATTCACTCCAATTCAATTAATTGGATTATTGTCATGTTTTACTGATATCAGAGTTCCAGATGATATGCGCGTCCATACACTTAATATTTCTGATTCGTTTTTAGAATCTAGGATAAAGGCAATCCAGCTTCACTATGATAGATATTCAGACTTAGAACAAGAAAAAAACGTAAATACTGGATTAAACTATAATAATCCTTTGATATACGATATGGTGGAATTCTCGATGAAATGGTGTGAATGTAATACTGAAACAGAATGTAAACAGTTCCTACAAAATGACGTATATACTATGTCTATTTCTGTGGGGGATTTTACGAAAGCCATGCTGAAAATCGTAACTATTAGTAAAGAACTCATTAACGTTTGCCAGCAATTGAACTTAGTCGAATTACAACATAAGTTAGCACAGATAGAAGATATGGTATTAAAATATATCACAACTTCACAAAGTTTATACGTGTAAATATCTCCCGGTCTCATTACATCAGATGAGAATTACACTCAATTTTTTTCAATTCTTGTTTTAACATATTACGACGGTTTTCGATTATATTATCCATTGGTACTGATTTCATCATGTCTCTATAATATCCTGTAAAATTTTCTAATACTTTTTCTGTTCTTGGAATAATTTCATCAAATTCTTCACAAAATATATATCGGGTTACATCTAATTTATCCATATGCATTGATTTATCGGATACTATTATCTTTTTCGCCCAAATCATACGGTCACAACGAATATGTTCGAATATATTGAATGCTTCAAAATGATGTATGTTGATAATTACTTTACATCGCTTAATTAATTCGTCTCGTTCTTTATCCCAACCTAATATATTTATTGTTTTCCATTTAGTCTTTTGTAAATCATTCCATAATTTAGTCCGTCTGTATGTATTCGATTTGTCTACCGTATCTGATGTTTTTGGAAGTGCGTTTATTATACCAATATCATAATCATATTTATCATCCATATTTTGTAATTGTACTTGGTCGCGTAAGTTATATTGATATGGCAGATAAACGACTTCTTTCTTAATAGGAACATTATAATGCTTGGCATATTCTTTTAAAAACATAATGTTTGCCTGACTATAATCAGCTATTTGAATATTATATTTGAGTAAATTTATTATATGCTTCATTCGTATCTCTTCTGACAACATTTCCACATTTAAAAAAACTACTCGATTACTAGATAACACTTCATTAATAAAATACCGGTCATTTTCATCAATATTTAACCACATTTGGGTTATAACATATATCGAATTGCTTTGTCTAAAACGCTCTACGGTGAAATTTTCTAATGAAATCACGTCGCTGAATATATGTAATGAATATAGATAATCTTCTAATACTTTGGGAACACGTACGTTTGATTCCTCCTTTGTTACCAATACATAATTATAAGATGTATCCATTTGTATATACCAAGATACACAAGAATATTTATATACTTTTCACGTATTTTACAAATTGCAATCTATTTGTAAAATTGAATATAATATTACAAATAAAAGTTTATCATAATTAAATGGTCTTATAGACTGAAATAAAGTGAAATATGTCAAGTTCCGACACGGATGATTCATCATATAACACATCTATGATGAATTTTAACTCTAATTTAAGTTCTACTTCAGAAACCACTACTACATCAGATTCATCAACCGCCTATGATAGTAATTCAGATGATATAAATTCGAATTACGACGATGAAATAGAAGACATAATAGAAGATATATATTTCCATGAAGAACAGTTTTTAGATAGTGAAAAACAAAATAATCACTATTATATTGGCATAAATAAGGTATCGCGTGATAACAATTATATATTATACGCAAACTCGATTACTATACCGTCTTTCTTTCGATACAATATAAAACATGTTGGTCTCTATTTACAAGAATATAGTATTTTCAGATGTAATTCCAATATAGACATTATGAAACTATTTATATTAGACGACCATACATATACTGTTGTATTGAAAACACATTGGTTACGTATAATCCAACGACATTGGAAAAATATATACTCGCAGAGAAAACTGACTATTAAAAAGAGGAAACAATTACAGGCAAGAATGTATTTTGAAAAACACGGTAGATATCCAGACAATTCATATATTATACCAACAATACATGGAATGTTGGTATCATACAACACAAAATTACTTGTCAAATGTCATTAAATATAAAAATTGGTTGATATCGACTAGTATTTCATCGCGAATACTTAATAAGTCGGTATCTTTTTTATCATCGAAAAACAGATTTATATCTATTAAAAATTCGCGATAGTCATAAATACGGGTTTTAAAGTCACGCGTATTTGAAGGGTCTATTAAATCTATGCGTTTTTCTAGCATTTTAATACGACGCTCCTCTTTACCTAACAATACTTCTATAAAGCTATCTATGTGTTTATTTAAATTATCATACAATTCGTCTGTAGCTTTATGCTGAGAATAAGAACGAGTTTTCCAGTGATATAGTTTCACCATATTTAATACCTCCAAAAATATTTTTACTATATGTGAACTCGTCTTATTTGAAATTGTAGAGTGCTTCTTTCGGGTTTTGCGGTCACCTCCTTTTTTCTTCCCATTTGTTTTGTTTTTCTTTATGTTAGGCATCACTATACAGTATTGTCAGATTATATTTCCATCTCTAAAGGTTTTCTATAATATTTACAAGTTTACAAGTCTAATGGTTACAATTACAGCTGTGTAAAATTGAATTGATTTATTCGCCCATTCATTATTGTAATTACATAATAATAATGACACCTACTCCAGAAGAACGTCTCAAGTGGTTAACTACCCTTACCAGATACTTATATTCACGTATTGAAGTGAAACAATCCTTATTCGTTTCTCTTCTTCAACGAGACGTAGAGCAGGCATTGTTTTGGGGATACGAATTATATTATTCAGGATTTCAAGAAGAAACCTTTGAGTTTGTAATAGATATTTATGATGAAATTTATGCCGAGTTAAATCCGACATTACAACTAGTTATTTCAAATTTAATTGAAGAATGGGAACTCTGTGAAGATAATAGCAAAGATTGCAATCTAGGTAGCATTATTTATACGTTATCACAACGTAAATACAATCTAGTATCTTTCGTAAAATCAAAATTAAAATATAATATCACTAAAGACTCTACTCCGGAACTGGTTATGCCCGAATGTGTTATGACTTTATTACCCGAACATATTGAAAAATATAAAACCCACATAGTATCTGTTAAAGATGGAGAAAACGCATATGATGTATTGAAGAATATTAAGTTATATCCTTCAATTAAAGAGTATAACAATCTATTCGATACGTGTATGCCTGATAAATTCGAAGAAATATACAAGTCCAGTTTAGAAACATGGTTATTTTACGCTTCTGAAAGTCCTGTATGGTTATCGCGCATCCAGGAATATGAGGGAACTATTGATTATGAGAATCAAATCGTTAGGTTTGATAATGAAGATAATGAACAACATTTTTGTGAATTATGGAATTATGAACCGAACGAGTTACCAAGTAATATACAAGAATTATCAATTGGTAATGGGAAAGACAAACAACAAACTATCAAACAATTTTGCAGGAAATTCAAACATACAGTTACATGTAAGGCTACTGTTAAGAAGAATTCTACTACATCAGAAAACAAGGGAGGCGAATGAATATGTCAAGTAAGCTGTTGTCATCATCAAGATACCGCCCCATAAGGTATCTATAACTGCTAGATTTAACGACCATTTTGTAAATAAAGCATACGCGGTCGCATCATATACCCCATAAATTACTAAACCAAATAAAAAAGCGTCTAATAAGGATGCCTTTTTTTGTAAAATAAAATAATTTATGCCGAATATCATAAAAGCATAACTCAGAAAAACCCCTATCATCTTTACACTCGGCTTTGTTAGTTGAATATTTTCGATTTGTTGTAAATATGGCTCCTTTATCAATGATAGATATGCCGCATCTAAACCAAGCATCACTAACCCGGATATTACTATGTCTGAATACATTTATTTTCCTACTATACAATAACAAATATATTTTTAGTTGGTGTTACTAGTAAACATGTTACGTATCTTTTGTATATTTTCTTGAATCTGAATATAATATTTGGTAGGTGTTGGGGTAAGACAACGCTTGTCAGATGTCGTCTTCCCATCATAATTAACTTCTCGCTTTCTTGCTTTACATTGCGACGGTATTTGTATTGGTTTTGAAGACGTATGTATATATTCCTTAGAGTTATCCTCATCTATTATACTATTACTGCGACTATCCACACTAGAATTGCTACAATCATCGTCGTTACTATCGGCACGATTTAATCGAATCGGATTAAAGTTTTCAAAATTATTGAAAGTACATTCATTACTAATACTTCGTGATATCATCTAATATATTATACCTTACCATTTTTTTACTTACAAAATATGTAAAATTGATATATGATAACTAGTTTATAAAATATTACAAATAATAATACTAATATGTCTTGTTTAGATGTAACGATGTGTATGCCCGACCAAACATTCAATCATATAAACTGTAATTTTACAATTAGATTTACAGAGTACATATGTAATCCGACATATACGTGTCGACGTACCGACGGATTATATGATTGTTGTGCGTCTAATATTGCTGACTGTATTATAGAACGACTCAATCTTCAATTATTACCAACTATAACACCCACCCTATCACCTCACTTCGTTACATCATGTGAAGTTACATGTGAATTGGCTCCTAACACAAATAAATGTTACTGGTATGAAAGTCAGAATCTAGATATATCGTGTATTGACAAAGACAATAAATATTGTTGTTCGCATAGTCGGGCGAATTGTTGTCAAACGTCCATTCTACATGTTTATATTATATTTGGTTTACTATTATTGCTAATCATAGGGTGTGTATATTATAAGTATATCGTATACAATTATACTCGTATAGTACCTGACAAAACTACATCCAATACACCTCTAGAAAAGAAGAACGATACGGTTGTATCTGAACTGTGTAAAATATGAAACATTGTTTACAACTAGTTATATTTGTGTGTTTTTTAATTGTATAAATAAAAAGTAAAAAAAGAATCGACGACGAAAATGAAAAATGGACATTTTAAAAATGTCCATTTTCAATTTTGTCCAAATAGTTTTGTAAAAACACATGGTTGAAAATACGGATGTGACCTATATGCTTTAAATTCAAAATGTTATGACAAAATTACGAATGCATAAAAAATAAGTATATTACCCGGACAATGAATTAAAGTGCTCTGTAAATATAGAACATATAGAACATTTAGAATGAGTTTAGTTCCAAAACGTTCCATTAATTATGAATGTAAAACATGTGACTATAATACGAATAGAATGAGTCAATATGAACGTCATTTGTTGACAGCAAAGCATGAAAATAGAACATTTAGAACAAAAAAAGTTCCAAAAAGTTCGGTAAAATATGAATGCGAATGTGGTAAGCAATATACAGCAAGGAATAGTCTATGGTATCATCGCAATAAATGTACGTATATCACCCCCAATATATTGGACCATAATACACCCACACATGCTCCATTAATCGACTCAACGTTGATAGTCGAATTATTAAAAGAGAACAAAGAACTTCGTGAAATGATGATAGAACAGAATAAGCATGTACTTGACATAGCAAAGAATTCGGGAAACACTACCAACAATACGATAAACAATACCACCAACAATCGTTTCAATTTGAATGTTTTCTTGAATGAGACATGCAAAGATGCTATCAATCTAAACGATTTTATTCAGTCGATAGAATTGTCAATCAATGATTTTATAAATACAGGTGAAGTAGGGTATGTAAAAGGAATATCAAATATTATGGTGGAACGTATACGTGATATGGAACCTCATATACGTCCTATCCATTGTACCGATTTGAAACGTGAAATAGTCTATGTGAAAGATTCTAATAAATGGACGAAAGAAGATGACAATAAAACACATCTAAGGAAAGCTGTCAAGATAGTTGCTAATAAGAATAAAGACTTAGTACATCCATGGAGAGAAGAGAATCCAAATTATGAGATATTGGATACACCTGAATGTAATAAATTTTTTGAATATACAAAGTCCTCATTGGGTGGTTATGGTAAAGAAGAGGATATCAAATTTGATAACAAAATAATTAGTAATATCCTGAAAGAAACCGTTATTGATAAGAATTTATTAGAAAATTAGTTATAGGTTTGTTTTGTGTGTTTTTAATTGTATAAATAATAAAGTAAAAAAGAATCGACGACGAAAATGAAAAATGGACAATTATAAAATGTCCAATTTCGATTTTGTCAAAATAGTTTCGTAAAACACATATAGGAAAAATGTGATTGTTATGATAATGCATTAAAATACGGAAAATATACAAAAATGTTGACTGCGAAAAATAATAAGTATATTATACCGAAAATGACTTAGGCATTAAATTGGTTGATTATTAAATCAACTATTTAATGCCGAAAAATGCCGAAAAATTCCATTGTAAAAAATGTAACTTTACATGCTATAAAAAAAGTAATTACGACAAACATTTATTGACACGTAAACATAACAATGTCAACGGAATCAACCAAAAAAATGCCGTCGAGGGATATACATGTGATGTATGTAACAAGACTTTCAAAGACCGTTCTGGATTATGGAGACATAATAAAAATAAATCATGTACGCCTTCTATTGGTTCAAATACGAATGACGCCCCCTCAATATCAATCGACACAGCTTTGATAGTCGAATTATTAAAAGAGAACAAAGAACTGCGCGAAATGATGATAGAACAGAATAAGCAGGTACTTGACATAGCAAAGAATTCGGGAAACACTACCAACACTACCAACAATACGATAAACAATACTACCAATAATCGTTTCAATTTGAATGTATTTTTGAATGAGACATGCAAAGATGCTATAAATTTGAACGATTTTATTCAATCCATAGAATTATCGATAGGGGATTTCATAAATACTGGAGAAGTAGGGTATGTAAAAGGAATATCTAATATAATGGTAGAGCGTATCCGAGATATGGAACCGCATATTCGACCCATTCATTGTACCGATTTGAAACGCGAAATAGTATATGTGAAAGATTCTAATAAATGGGAAAAGGAAGACGAAAACAAGACTCATTTGAGAAAGGCAGTCAAGATAGTTGCTAATAAGAATAAAGACTTAGTACATCCATGGAGAGAAGAGAATCCAAATTATGAGATATTGGATACACCTGAATGTAATAAATTCTTTGAATATACGAAGGCCTCATTGGGTGGTTATGGTAAAGAAGAGGATATAAGATTTGATAACAAAATAATTAGTAATATCCTGAAAGAAACAGTAATTGATAAGAATTTATTAGAAAATTAGATTGAAAACTAGACATATGTAACGTCTAGTTTTCAATTTTGGTGAAAGAATTTTGTAAAAACACCTGAATACCTACAATTCACTATGAAATAGGACCATTCATTACATATCTTCTTCAAATGCTGGTATATGTAAATATTCATAAAAATGTTCTCTTACAATATACATTAAACCCGACACTGGGTCATAATCGCTACATACCCGGTCGACCGCGTCTAATGGCTTCATGTGTGGATTGAAAATATTATAATAATGACACATTTCTTGTTTTGATTTGAACACTTTATTCATATAACCAACATGTTTGTTTTTTCCATTACATTCAGAACAATCCATAGGTCCAGAAGTGTTAACTGTCTGAACTTCTAAGATGTAAGGCATATGTCGTATAATATGACTGTATACGTTTCACACCTTTGAATATGTAATATGTGACAACTTTAAGTTGTTTCTATGCGTAAATAACTTGAACTAATATGTAATATTATCTAACTCACTTTCACTTGACATACTTCTCAAAAATCGTCGACCGGATAGTATATGTTTGATGTCTGATAATGATGCGTGTAATTCCTTAATTTCCTTTTCATGTCTCTTGATAATATCATATTGTTGGTTGATAATAATTTGTAAGGCGGATATTAGATTATTCAGATTGACATCTGTATTAGTAGATATACTAGATAATTGTGGTAATGTTGGTTCGTTCATTGTATGAAATACCCAATCAATATTTATATGGTTTATCAGATAAAATATGTATCTTTATCACGATGAAGAAAGTGTCATATCAGCTACTACAGGTAAATGGTCGGAACCGTATATAATAAATCCATTTTCCATATCTGACGGATATTCAGCACACGTTGATAATGAATTCGGAGTAAACCCTTTGGATAGAATATTATCAATATTCATTTTGCGCTCAATATAATAAGTAGGACAAGTAGTGTTGTGAATAGTATAGTTAGGAATATTGTATAGTTTGGTATTCAGTCGATACTGATGATTGAAATCACCAGCAATGATACAGTGATTAGCCTCTAGCAAAGTAGGCATTATCGTTTTCAATTGTTTGTTTCTTTTATCTACCGACACATCGCTTAGATGGACGTTATATATTTTACACGGCCGCTTTTTATAGACACAATTTGTTTGTATTCCATAATCTAATGGTAAATGTTGCATATTTGTTTCTGAAAAATCATTTCGTATAAATAATGACACGTTTCCGCTATTATTTTTGGTATCGTCCCAATTGATACGAACCAATTGTGTTATAATGTAGGTTTTATGTAACATTTGGTGTAATTGGTTGTATTGTTCTGGCATTACTTCCTGTAATAATATAATAGACGGGTTGATATCAAGGATGCGTTTCATAATAACTTGAAATCGGTTTTTAGCATTGCATCGTATCTCTTTTTTAACTAGTTGATATGTTTGATTGTCAATCCATTCAGATGCTAAAGTATTCCATGTGAGTACTTTCATACTAGATATACAATATGTAAGAATAAAACCCATATTGTGTATTTGATGTGTACGATACTACTTACATCAATTATACTACACTATCATCGTCGGCCCAATTGTCGAGTTCTTCATGTTGTAATACAATAGATGGTCTAGAACGTTTTGGATACTCGGATGCTGATTCCTGAATTCGTCTCTCCAGTTCGTTTTCTTTTTGTCTGAGAGTAAATAACGTTTCTCTATCCATATAATTGAGAAATGAGTTGATTTTATTATACTTATTGCGTGAAATCGTATCCATAATAATTTCAAAATCGGTAGTAAGACCTTGTTTAGTTTTGATAATTTCATTATAATCAATATTCATCCTTTCCATTACTTCATTCCATTCATCTAATTTCGTTTTCGGATTTTGATGTTCCCATAAATGTTTGTTATTCCATGGACCAAGTACATCCATTCTATAATCAATTCGGTTATGGAGTAACGAGTATTTTTCTCTTAGAGTCTGTATACGGTCTTTTAGTTCGTCAAACTTATAATACTTAGATATGGATAATACGAGTGAAATATAGGTAGAAATAGTAATTGAAAATACAGATATGATATCAATATTAATACCAAACTGAGTTTTAGTTGCTTGAAAGAATCCTGATATTGTCGACATAAAAATTACGGAGGTTTGAATATTATTCACCATGTTAGTTAAATCAGCATATTTCAAATCAAGTAGACGCTTACATTCTTTGCCCTCTTTTAAAATGAAATTATTGGATTTACGTATTGATGCTAACTGATTTTTGAATATAATATATTCTTTAGACGAGAACCAGTCAAAGTTATCGGGTAGACTATGTGTAATTGACGTTAGGTCATCATCTGATGGCGACGGTTTTACATTATCGTTATGTGGTTGAGGAATAGTATCATATATAACATCGGTATTCTCTTCGATTACAGATTCTTCAATATTGAGTTTTTTGATAGACTTATAATGAGGTTTATTATCAGATATAATGTCGTTTATTTCAGTGGGTTCCGGAATAGAATTAAATGTAGGTATAGGAGTATCAATAATCGATAATACATTTTCATTCAGTTCATTCTTATTATGTGAATTAGTATTAACACTCATTTACATAATACAAATATTTTTAGTTAGTAAATTCTACTAAATTTCTTGTGTCATAGGAGTATCTATTTTTACATCCGGTTCAGGTTGTTCGCATTTATCCGCATTTGGTTCTTCAGTAAGGTTAATCTGGAGGGTTTTAGTAACTTTAGTTTTAGTATTTGTCTGTTGTAAATAGTAAAGTACCCAGTTTGGTAAATTACTGACACAATTCATAACAGAATTATATGTAATGCTAGTAATTATGGTATCTGATTTATCATTAAACTGTATACTATACCACCAATATGGAGGTATATGTAGAGTATGTCCGTAAGTAATATCAAATTCTAGGAATTTAAGTTTATCAACGTCATTTTTATGTTTTGTATCTGGATTCCATACATTTACTCGTGAACGGAATTCGTAATTTTCAAAGTCTCTATATGGATACAAGTATTTGTGACTTTTCCAAGGCGTCATCTTAATTTTTACTTTCCCAGAATGGACTGAAATGAATTTTCGAAAGTCGGTATGATATCTGAGGGGTGTTACTGTTTTTGACGAACCAGTAATAATATCATATTTAGTAACCATAGACATCTGTGGTTTTAAATAGGTATCATTTGAATGAAAAACGTGGTATAAATCCGCGTTTTCAATAAAATCTTCGTTATTCTCGGTGAAATAATTCGATTGCGTGTCGGTTTTCATTAAACCAATAGCAGAAGTAACGGGCAATACAATATAATCAACATTATCATCTTTATAGTAATCTCGAATATCCTTTACTTTAATATCGAATTTATCGTTATTGGTTAACGTGTCTATATTAATTTTGTCAAAAAAATCGGGGATTACACTCTCATATTCAAATAAAACCGGTTGTTTGATATTGCATACTTCTTGGAGGTATTGATTATTCGTGTAATCCATTTCATATACCTCTAAATCTTCACTGGTTTTGAGCTGGTTAATTATATGGATATAAATTACCAGTACGATGATAAACAATAATAAATTAAATAAGCCCGACATAGTATATAATAGAATATACTATTTTTATACCTATTTGTACGATAAAATATTTATGCAAAAATGGTTTTCAGTAACATTTCACTCTCTTCTTTCTTGTAAAATTTCACCATTTGTTTTACATTTGAAGAAATAAAAGAGTTTAAAATACTCGTTGTAGTGGTGATAAATGAAGGAGTATTGTATAATTCAAGCTTTGTTAAATATTTGTCATATTTGTTATTCTGACCGTGTTCGGCAAAATTAAGTATGATTGAACGATGTCGTTCAACTGCGGAGATACTTAACGTATCAAGATTAATGTGTATTTCAATTTGTTTATATTTGTGAATACAATCATTGATAATTCTTGCTAAAAATAGACTAATATCATGGTAATTATTCGGGTTTGCAAACATTTTGAAAATGGAATAATCTATAAAAATCTTATTATTATCAAATACAAAAATAGACTTTTCTAACATTGTATCAATGCCTATCGTATTTGTCACTAAATCCGCACATTCGTATTTTTGTGATTTTTTAAAGAAACTGTTTTTTTTGTTACTAATATAATATTTATCTTGTATTCCTTCGATAACACTTCGCACATCCATTTCCGATGGATTAAAAATATATAATATCTATATTTTTAATTATGCATGGATACATTTATACTGTTTACGCATCATCTTTATTGATTTCACTATTAACTAATTCTCTCATATCGAGACTATGTGCTGTATTAACGGTGTTACCACCCAGACTAACCACGCTAGTTAAATCCGTATCAATACCAACCGTATTGGTTTTATTATTTGGATTAACATCAGATAATATGTCTATCCTTTCTTCCAGTAACATTTTATTTACATCCATAGTATAAGATTGTAGTTTTAATATCATGTCTTTCATATCAGCTATTTCAGTAGCAAACATTTCAAATCGGGTATTAAACTCATCAATAATATCAGTAACAGTAGGTTCGGTACTGTCTTTGATTGTAGTATTCAATGAAGTCTCTAGTGAGGCTACACGTTTATCTAACGCCGAAATAAATTGTTGTAGGGTTAACCCAGTAGGAGTAGCGGTCGGTTGTGGTGTAGGTTGTGGTGTAGGTTGTGATGTAGGCTGTGGTGTACGTGGAGGAACGGATGTAGGTACAGGTTGTTGTAGAGGCGCGGTAACCCGTCTTCTTATAGCAGCAGCATTAGAACCACTCATATTTGATATATAAATAATTATAGGTTGTCTCTAACTAAGTTTTTAAGAAATATATATATATATAGCATTCAATCGTGGGTTGAACACAACATTGGTATCTTAATTTTTATTCAGTCAGCTCATTGGTTTCTTCATGAGCGTTATCATTATTTTCCTTGTTTTACCGTGTAAATATCTCCAAATGTATGACATTCTTATGATGAGATTACACAAATAGATAACGAAATTATGCTACCATTTCCCCTTTTATCTGAGCGTGATGCTGATAATCCTTAAGTTTAAAATCTTCAAGCACATAATCATTAATATTATCTCTTCGATTTAATATTTCTAATGTAGGGAATTGGTAAGGCTCACGTGATATTTGCTCTTGACATTGATTTACATGCTCCGCGTAGATGTGACAATCCCCGCCATAATGTATAAATTCATATGGTTCAAGTCCACATATTTTAGCAACCATATTTGTTAAGACTGAATATGAAGCTAAATTAAATGGAATTCCTAAAAATTCGTCATTTGCCCTCTGATACAGAACACAACTTAGTTTATTGCCATCAGTTACAAAGAATTGAAATAATATATGACATGGTGGTAAGACTCCTTCATCTAAATGCTCTGGATTCCATGCGCTTATTACGTGTCGTCTTGAGTTCCTTGTTTCTGGATTTTTAAGGTCGTTAATTACTTTTTGTAGTTGGTCGATTCCTTGACCTGTATAATCGGTTTCACAACCGGTATATGGAGCGTTCCAAAACCTCCAAGAATATCCATAAAGTGGTCCCAAACTTGCACCAGGTTCGTAGTCTAATCCACGTGATTCTAAAAATTCTGCTGTAGTATTTCCTTTCCATATTCCAACGCCTTGATTTGTTAATATTCTATTATCAGTTTGTCCTTTACAAAAGAATAGCAGTTCTTTAATACATGTTTTCCAAGCAGTTTTTTTGGTAGTTAATACTGGTATTTTACCATTCTCTAATGAGAAGTGCATAGCCGCACCTACGCCTCTAAGAGTTTTTCCATTTCTACCTTCTTCCAATTTTCCTTCATTTAGTAAGTCTTGAATCAAATTAAGATACTGGTACTCCTCATGTTTAGGCTGTGAAAGGTCACGATTCTTGTGCTTATTGATTTCAACCACATTCTTCAACATACTACTTATTGTATACTAAAATACTAGATTTATATCTATGTCTTTTTCCAAAATTATAATAAAGGTAAGTTATTATAATTTCCCGATTACCTGATTCGAACAGGTGACCGCACGATATATGCTATTAACTACTACAGTCGCGCGCTCTACCAACTGAGCTAAATTGGGATTCTACTTGTGTAAATAACTTACACAAATAGTATTATGAAAATTTGTTTATATCATTTTATGTAAAAGTATTTAACTGTATGTAATTTGTAAAAATATATTTTTCTATATGAATTATATAATCTATAATGGAATTAATTAACGATTCAGACTTATCTAGAAAGACCTTTTTATCTCATGTGTTCTCGACCACCGAGGAAGGACAGGCAGAATTATTAAATGTGATCCAATATTCGTCTATGGGGGTTATCCCTATTGTTGTGTTGAATAAATTAGTTCAACGATTCATTCCTGAAGCCGACCCTGATAAATCAACTTTAGAACTTTTAGCAGAAATCTTTATTCAATTGACAATAATGTTCTGTGGTGCTGTAATAATTCATCGCGCTATCACATATTTCCCCACCTACAGTGGTTTTAAATATGAGAGTTTGGCTTTAACAAATGTGATATTGGCGTTCCTAATTATTGTATTGAGTATCCAGACAAAATTGGGTATTAAAGTAAACATTTTAGTTGACCGTGCTCTTGAGCTATGGAATGGTCCATCTACTGATGAGACAAAGCAAAATGTTAAACAGAACGTACGCGTGTCTCAACATACTATGCATACACCTAGTCAAGCCGATTATTTAGATGATAGTCACATTCAAGGTGGAACATTCCCCCCTGCACCAGTAGCAACGACTAGACCTGATATGGGTATGGGACATCAACCGAGAATGAGTCAACCCGACATGAGTATGTCATTTGGGCCAATGGCTGCTAATGGAGCATTAGGAGGTTCATTTGGTTCTGCATTCTAAGTTTACAATTTTATGAATTATCAACCTATTCATAAAATTATGTAACTATATTTGGACCCATTTAAAATATAGTTTACATGAGGAAAATGTATTGGCGGGTGTAGAAACAGAAAACTTCACATCAGTTCCATTGAAGTTATCTACTGTATAACTCCAAGCCTGGTAATTTGTATTTGCGTATACCTCTAATTTAAATCCGGGTAATACAGAAACAAAATCTTCTTTATCGCTTAAAAAAAAGTAACTACTAGCGTCAGCTATAGAACCATATATGGGAACAGCAAAATTCCCACTCGTGTAATTAAATAATTCCGAATGTATATATGCTCCTGGAAATGCCTGTACTTCAGTTGTACCGACTAGAAGTTTAAACTCCATATATACATCTATGAAGATTTAAAATGGCACGATTATGCGCTAATAATATGCGTTCAGTATAAGAGAGCACTCATATTGATTTTACACTACATCATTTGTATTGAAAGTATTTTGTCTCTATTTTCATTTCGGTAAATGTAATACCTAAATTATCTCGGTAATTTCGTTATTGTCATTATTGAAATATAATTTCCAAGATGTCGCCGTATTTGAATTGCTGAGAAGAGCAACGAGAGGAGTGGTTCCCGAATAATTATCAATTACTTGTGCGGTACCACTATAAATATGTTCATACACAATAAGTTTATATCCTGGCATTACCATCACATAATCGATAACATCGTTTGTAGTTGAGATTCTAGGTTGGTATATATTCGATATATTTGAACTTGAAGTATAAATATAAAACATATCTTCATGGAACGTGAAAGACCCATCGAATGCTATAGCACCATATGTATATGGAATAGATATTCCATTTACAATATAACTAAAACCGGTCATATGTAATATTCCTTTATTATATGCGTAGAATATAATTTCCGTTTCCGTATTATATAAATATTTTATCTACCATTTTACCGGAATACATCATAAGTAATGATGACCCCTTATTTGCGTGAAGTGTTGCTAGTTGAGCCGGACGTTTTCCATATTCATTGTCCAAATAAGACATCTTGCTTTCACTATTCGTAAATAAATTTTCTTCGTTATATAAATTAGTGTATACTGCGATAGAATATCCAGGCATTATCAAATAAGATTCATCTAGATCATCCATACTATCAGACGGACTCGAGTAAAGGTCATTCACATTATAATCAGGGAGACTACGATAAATTGGATAGTTAGAATAACTAGATGTTGAATTTTGAAATATAGTTGAAGGCAAACATGGCATTTCCGTTCGATTGATAATGTAGGTGAAATCACCACCAGATATCTTCATTTGTGTTTGAGGTTCGGCATATAAAGCAATTTCACTATAATATGCGTATGCCAAATGGTCTATATAGGTTAGATTTGAATCAAATACGTTTTGGACAATCCCATTTGGCATGCTATATGCGGTTAACTTATAATGCGGTATGGTGGTGGTTGTATATGTGGTAGGCAAGGTAGTTAAGTTTATAGCTCCGTCATTTGCAAAATAAGTCCCATTAATTTTTGCACTTAATGTATTAGGTACTCTTACGTTTAATAATTTCGGAGAATATTGGAAAGAACCCACATTCACATCTGCATTTTTTGGTATACATACTGATATTAACTCTCGACTGTTAGAAAAGGCCCATGAACCTATACTCGTTAGACTATCTGGTAACACTAAATCAAAAATCCTGTTAAAATCAAACCCGCCACTACCAATACTCGTACATTTGCTATCAGGATGAAATGATAAATAATTTACTGCTCCATACGACGTAGGAGTGTAAAATGCCTGATCTCCGATTGATGTAATATTTTTTGAAATTGCCACTGAATATACATTCGGTAAATCGTAAAATGCCTGAGAACCGATGGATGTTACGGTATCAGAGAATTCAGCATGAAATATATTACCGGATACGCCTGACGCAGTTATTTGCGCGTTAACCATGCTCTGTGTTAAAACACCAGTTGCGGTAAATGTTATAGTTTGAATTCCAAGTTGAGTCTGACGTTTGTAAATATATATATTATTAATTTGCGATATAGTCAGATATGTAGGATGAAGGGTATTGGTTAACATCAACCTAGGAATAATTTGGTAAGTAATATTGGTATTGGTATCAAAATATGTACCCAACGTAGTGGAAATAGTATTGTATAATTGTTCATGTATCATGACATTAGTTAACTGGGTACATCCGGTAAATGCACCACTACCTAAACTAGTTACATTGTAAGGGATTTCTATAGAACGTAATCGTGAACAGCCATTAAACGCATTATTGCCTATGCTAGTTAAACTTTTGGGTAAGAGTATATCATGTATCATAGAACAATTCCTAAACGCATTATACCCTATACTTTTTAACTTACTACTATCTGAAAATGTAACATATACTAACTCGTTACATCCATCGAAGGTGTTTGGGTGTATGTTAATAACCGTGTTAGGGAAATTTATAGAAATTACATTAGGTCGTTTAAACACATTGTTGATTACAGTAATTCCGGAAGATGTACCAATATCAGTAACGCCTTCCGCAATTTCAAGATGTCGTTGGGTGGTAGTATCGGCGTTAGACGTATTAGCTACTCCTAAAGTTAATTCAATATCTGTTACACTTGTTCCTGTATTTGCTTGGACTAATTGTACTTTATAATAACTGGCATATACTGAACCAGTGGGTGTGTTCGAAAAATATAAATGAAACCTGTTATCAGTGGTATTAAATAAACTCTGCATATGCGATGGCATATAAGCTGCTGCTGAATTATTAATTGCAGGTATGCAATGGCTATCCATACCATTGTCAACCCACCCTCTATGTTTACGTGGTCCATCTAGGGCAGTAATTGAAATCGGGAAATACATCCTCTGAAACGCCCAGTATGTATATCCTTCTTGATAAAATATTGCGTGTGAAATATAGTCAATTTTACTTGGGAATACAAAAATGTCAAAATTAGACCTTGCATTACGAAATAAATTTATTCCAGTGAATTTTAAATTGCTCGGTAATACTATATTTGTCAGGTTCATAGCACCAAATCCACCATCTCCATGTCCAAATACATAATCACCTAACGAACTTAACCGACTCCCTCCACCAAACGTTATTTTAGAAACACCTTTGGATATGTCATATGGGGTAAAAGCATACTGCCTAATAGATACAACGGATGATGGTACATTGAACTGACTCAAAGCCCAACACCTATAAAACACATTATTACCTATCATTTTGATACCTGGATTTTGCCCGAACGTTACATTCGTTAAGTTCTTACAAAAATTAAACATATCATCAGGTATAGTAGCGAGACTATCTGGAATAAAAAATGTGGTGAGATTGTCGCAACTGAGAAATGCGGCTGTACCAATATTCGTCAAATTAGTCATAATTTGAGTATTAATTGTGGTTAAATTGACACAACTTCGGAACGCATTTGCTCCAATATCTGTCAAACTAGGGAATGTTGATTTATTCGCAATTATGTTTACCAAATTAGTACAACTAATAAATGTCTCATTTCTGATTTTCCGCAATGTGGATGGTAGTCTTACATGCCTTAGACCAATCATACCATTAAATCCCGATATTTCCGTAACGCCCTCCCCTACACGAACGTCATATATACTATTATAGTTATCACGTGGTCCAATATCAGTCCGGGTTAATATACCCTCGCCATTTACATTGGGAGAGTACTGCTTATTATGTTCGACCGACCAATTAAAACTCATATTGCTGGTTCCCGGAAAAGTACCAGTAGTGGCATAACTCGCATACTGATATAACAAATATGCGTTTATACGTATAAATACCTCCGCATTTGACCCACCAAATTGGTTGTAAAGTCCAATATAACCAAACACCGACGTACCTAGTGCGTGTATCGCACCAATTGGAACTAACGTATCTGGAAGATATAAATATTTTATGGAATAGCAGTCATAAAACGCATAGTTGTGTATTACCTTAACACCATCTGGAATCCGTACGGATTGCAGTCTATGGTTGTAAGCAAACGAATGTTCTCCAAAACGTTTCAAAGGATATGTTAATGTTTGTTTATTATATCGTATAGGAAAAGGAGTAGATTGGGTTGGTGATTCCAACAATCCACTCGTATTAGTTGTTGGTATATCATTTCCATTCTCGTCTACAGTATCTAAAAATGAAACATTCTTCAAATAATTTGTGCATATACAAAGATAGTAAGGTATTGTCATGTAATTTTGATGCGTTTTATCCGGAAAACCAAACCCTTCTGGGGTAGTATTATAGACGGCTGCACCGTCGAAATCTCCCCAGAATTCTATATTTGATTCAAATGATAAAGAATTGAATTGGTTTTTTAAATTGACAACATTGCTACCAAACGCATGAGTACCTAGTCCCTTGACACTAGCCGGGACGGTAATATTATGTATGTCCATCGGGTTGTTTGAAAAATTATCAGTAAAAAATGCTGCATGAGAAATTACCTGAAGCTTAGTTTCTTGTTTTAAATCAAATAATGGGTTTAATCGGGTGTTACGAAACGCACTCATTCCTATCACGGTGGTTCGTCCATTCAAATATACGTAAATTAACGCCGACCCTATGTTATCATTTCTATAAAAAGCGTCATTACGTAAAACGAGGTCTCCACCATAATGGTCGAACGCAATGGATTTTAAATTGCCACAATTTTTAAAAGCCGACTGATGTACAATTGTAACCTCTTTTACCATTAACATATGAAAGTTGGCAAATGCGATTTGTCCGGTGAGAGATTCACCAGCAGCTTCGTAATAGTTTGCAATTACCATAATAGTGCCGCTCCCATAAAAACGATTATTTACGGAAGGACTATTCCCAGCAGTTAAATAACTCCATAGACGTTTGGGTTCTGTGCTTCCGTCAACAGTGATCGCATATATATATAATTTAGTAGTATCACCCATATAACTAAGCTGCTGGTTATCTCCTCCTGAATTCGATGCCATTACCGCAACTGATTTAGGAATATATAGATGCTTGTTTGTTATACTAGACCCCAAACAATGAAACGCAGCAAAATTCATCGTATACAGCGAGCTCTTCGCATTTTTTTGAAATAAATTAAACAACCTTAAACCCCACGCATACGGTATTACGAATTCACCAACAGTAGTAATAGATGGCGGAAGAATGAGTGATATAATAGTAGTAGCTGATAATGCGTATCCACCGATTGTAGTACAAGTAGACCCAGATTGCCATACAACTTGGTACAAGCGACTATTACTGGATGAATCCAGAAAACCAGTACTATTCACTCCGCCAATCATACGCAACACCGCATCAGCGAAAATAGTAACCGATTTAGGTATATAAATTCCGTTAATATTACATATTGAACGCGCATAATAGTAATTAGGATTTTCCGAGTAATTTTCAAAAGCACCATAATTTATTGTGGTGACAGTTTGAGACATAATTATACCCACCAATTTTTCGTAACGTGCTATAGTAATTTCACGTGCACGGAAGCACGCGGATTCTATTATTGTTGCGTTATTTATTTTCGCTACCCACCAGCTGGTATTTGATGCTACATTCGCATTCACTATTGCGCTTGTTAACGTACCCGTCTGATTGAATGTTACTACACTATACTCTCTGCTTGTTCTATTCGGTGGTAAATACCATGCCAAGCCAGGCCAACTAGCATCATATGTATATATAGCATTCGAATCATTTTTTGCACCCGAAAATGTGTTAGCATATATAGTTGGTTTTCCATAAAAAGTAACTGAGAATAGCGAGGTACAGTTTTGAAATGCGTAACCATATACATGAGTTATATTTTCTGGTATAATTATGGTTAACAATGCCGTACAATTTCTAAAACAATAGTCATCAATATAATAGCTGGTGTATGCGTTTCCAAATACACATGCCTCCAATGAGGTACATCCATCACACAAATAGTTTGAACCTAAAGAAGTTACTGTATCTGGTATATATAAACTACGCAAAGATGTGCAGTACTGAAAAGAAAAATTCCCTATACTTGTTAATAAGTACTGTCCGGTTGTGGGATTAGTAGCTGTGTCAAGAGTAATTGCCCGTAAATTACTACAATTTCGAAACACATACTGCCCTATAGAAGTGACCTTATTAATGGTAATAACTACAACTTTCGTATCGCCATCAAAACAATTATTGTTAAGTGTGGTGATTCCATCAGCAAAATTCGCTTCATAAAATCCGGTAATTCCTTCTGCTGCTAATTGTGCTATACGCATACTCGATGTAAATGAACCGGAACCAGTAAATATCACCGTTGGTAGAAACCCACTATTTCCGGTAAGATCGGTCATGTTTTTATAAGACATGATTCTTATTACTCTAATATGTTATATGCCGATATTTTCGTTACAACTTAAACTTGCTTTAATTACACATTTGAATATTCCTAAAATATTACATACCTAATTATAGTTTGTAATATTTAATCGAAAGGATTACCCTTTAATTTACGACATTTATGGTTATCATTATGAATAAATCCCGGTTTACATATTTTAATACATCGATTTGTATCGAGATTTAATTTTTTACCTGGAGGGCATTTTTTAATCGTTTTTCGGGTTTTATCTCGTACACATTTGAAATTGTCATCACGTTTATACCCTATTTTACATGTATTAACACATCGTTTAGTATGGGGTTTATATTCCTTACCTTCCGGACATTTTCTAATAGGTTCGTCATTCAAAGATATTGCTTTAATATCGTCCTTTGAAAGTTGATTAGTATCAGTCACCATTTTATTAATCGTTTTTTCTATGGAAATCGGAAATTCATTTCCAGGAACTAATCTATGATTATCAAACCGCATGTTATGGTTGGTTAAAAATCCGTGTTCGCTAAGAATAACTTCATATTCGTTCATCAATACATTTGTATTATGACGCGAGTACACATTAGGATGAATCATATTTTGAAATAAATTAAAAGCCTTTTCAGAAAACTTTCTATTTAATAGATGTTTAGATTTTCGTAACATAAACATCAGTGCTATACCAACGCCGTAACTATCAATTGTATCAATAGATTTATTAAGAAAATCGTCATATCCCTTCATATCAAGCTCCATTGACATCTTGAAAAACTGTTTAAACATATTCTCGGATATGCGTTTATATTCAGGAGTATTCGGTTTGAAATCCGTGATGGTAGTAAAGAAGTATCCAGTAGGTTTGGACATATCCAAAGAAGCGTCAGAAAAATCTTTGGCCAGTTTAGACGCTGCCCCGGTAGCATATTTAGAATATGTATCTTTATTCCATAATATAATTTCAAACGGAAAAGACCAGTGAAGTTGTTTTGATAACCAATAATCAGAAGCTTTACAATTTTTGATTATATCATTTTTTTTTGACATGAACCCAAAATCAATAAAATTAATACGATGGGATTTCTCGTCATATACAATATTAGGGTGTTTTAGGTCATGATGAACGACCCCGGCTTTGTTAAACGCATTAAGACCGCGGAATAGTCGACTAACTTCCAACCAAAACAATTCGAGTTTTTTAATATTATTTGAAGTTTTTTTCCACTTATGTACGTGTTCGCCAAAAGCTTGTAAATCTTGTCCTCCGTATTTCATTAATAATAATTTATAATTATTAATCTGTGTAGCGTCAAATCTGGTACAGTTAGAAATAGCCTTAACGTTCATCTCGTATTGATTATCAATATTACAATCTTGAGGTATTCCTAAATAGTACTCCTGTTTATTGTCAGCCATATCAATGAGACTAAATTCTTTTAATTCGTCATTCGCATCATTACGTTTCATAAGTTTTGACACAATCGACGCATCTGTACGATTTTTGCCTTCGCATTTCATTTGAGGTTTATGTACGCATCCAAATGACCCTTGCCCGATGACAATAGGTTGTCCGATGTCAGACATATGTATATACAATAGGTGGTTAAAAAACTAATTGAAGGTAATAGAATTAACCATATCCATTTTTTGTAGAGATGTATTCGTTGTAGATTCTTTTTCTATATTAGTAGCGTATTTGCGTTCTTTTTTCTTAATTTGTTTATAGATAAGGTGGATGTTCTCGCATACGGATGTAATTGTAGCTTTATCAGGCATGAGTTCGATATTATTCGGAATATCTTCAGTTAATAATGCGACCGCAAAATATAATAAATACCGACGACGTTTATTAGTAGTGGTAGTATACTTAATACAAAAAATAGTATGGAGTGAGTTTAATAATGCTTCGATATATTTGTTTTTAAGTTCATAACAATGGAAAAACAGTGCATCCCATAACAACCAAATAATATTCGTTTGGTATTTAGGTTCTATCGGATTATCATTTCTAGGAACACACAAACAAGGATTTTTGTTACTGTTACATACAATCGAAAATTCAATAAGCCATTCGATCCAATAACAGGCCTTAATCGTATTTTTGTTATCTTTTGATATATGATAACAAAATTCATTAATAGGTATGAATAATTCGTTAGGGTCCTTTTGTTTAAGTATATGTGTAGCGTATTCAGTAGATGGTGCGTGTAATCTGTCTGATATATGTGTCATATCAAATTCTTCTTTCCGTTTAATTCGAATAGGTTCAAAACTGTGTTTTCTGTTAGATAAAGTAAGTGTGGATACGATTTCAGCAAATAATTTGCGAATAGTTTCATGATTACGAAGTTGATGTGGATATGTAAAATTGCCTTCATTGATAATACTTTGAAATAACAGAAATCGTTTTTCTAAGTAAATAATGATTTTGGGATTACCAATATGAATATGTTTACCTGCGTAATGGAGTATATTTTCCCAAACATCCATAAAGTGTCCGGCACATATTAATTCGCAGCACCAATAACAAGCCGGTTCTATTTTATTTTTAATCATACTTTCAATAAAATTATTTCGGACCTGTAATTTTTTATAGTTGGAGAATGATATTCCATTAAAATCAGCGGGAACCCTATAATCATTGATATTAGTACCATCATTTACTTTGGGACTATTATCATCGAGCATTACTAGTTTTGTAATATCATTAGACAAAACTATTAAAAAATAAACATAATTAACATGTATTTTAGTAAACGATTGAATAGTAAAAAATAATACAAATCTAATTCTAAATCCAATAATGCTTGTGAGGTTTATTCTGTAATAATTCGAGGTACCACATTGATAGTTTGTAGTTCTTGTGACATTAGCTTATACGCATATGGAATTTCTACTTTCGAAAAGTCAGTATGATTATCACATGTTTTACAGAAATGTACGCTAAAGTCAGCAGTATCATACATCCTATTTTTCTTTCCATCATTGTATGAGGCGATTAATCCACACTTATTACAAACATGTGTACTGTATTTATCGGAAACATCATACATTCTTTCTCTACAAAATCTAGATATTCCATGAGCTATCATAACATCTCTTTCCATTTCTCCTATGCGGAACCCACCATCTCGGCTTCTACCTTCCGCCGGTTGTCGAGTCAAATTCACCATAGGACCAATAGACCTACTATGTTGTTTATCTGTAACCATGTGTTTTAGTCTTTGATAAAACACCGGACCAATGTAAATACTAGTTTCAAGTTGTTCTCCAGTTAATCCATTGTATAAAAGCTCGTTGCCGTAACTTTCATATCCAAGATTCTGTAGCTCTTTCGCGATGGTAGTAACATCTAGATTACCAAAGCTAGTTCCGTCACCAAACATTCCCAATTCTAATAGTACTTTACCCAGTAAGGTTTCTTTTAATTGTCCGATAGTCATTCTGGATGGAATAGCATGCGGGTTAATAATAATATCCGGACGATGTCCGTCTTTGGTAAATGGCATATCGCATTCAGGTATAATGTTACCAATAGTACCTTTTTGACCGTGGCGTGAACTTAACTTATCACCCAATACTGGTTTACGTAAAGCTCTTACTCTTACCTTTGCGAAATTATATCCATCTCCGTTACGTCCAGTATAGTTTTTATCAATATATGTTTCTTCTGTAGTTCTAAATGTTTTACTTTGGTCTTCATATTTAATTGTTTTCATAGGGTCATTACGGTTTTCTTTAATAGGTACAGTCTTAGCAATAATAACATCTCTATTTTCAACTAATTCATTTTCAGGAATAAACCCGTTAGCATTCAACTTACTATAGTTACCGAATTTGATTCCCTTCGTTTTAGCGGGGTCAGGTTGACATCTAATAATCTCATCACGTATAATGTTCTTATCTTCGTCTTTTTCAGTATGGTAAATAGTAGCCAGAAATAAACCTCTATCGAGAGACCCTTTATTAATTAATACACTATCTTCTTGGTTATATCCAGTATGTGTCATAATAGCTACATGAATCTGTGTACCAGACGGGATACGATTGAGTTGGATAAAATTCATGAGTCTAGTATCAACAAGAGGCCTGGATGGATAATTTAATACATATGCGGTTTTATCCATACGTTGGTCGTAGTTTGTAGCATACACACCCATGGCTTGTTTTCCCATAGCACATTGATATGTATTTCTAGGAGCTTGATTATGCTCGGGATATGGGACACATGATGCCAATACCCCAAATATAGTACTAGGGTGAATTTCGCAATGTGTATATTGAAAGTAAGCCTTAGTATTTTGAAGATAGCTATTCTTACTTTTCATTGCAATCATAGCAAAGTTCTGTTCTTCGGGGTCAATATATTCAATTACAGATTCGTCTAGTTTACAGTTTGTTAATAGGTCGTTCCATTGTATATCTTTGTTTGTAAGTTTATTAATAATTTCGGTCGTAATGAGTGCCTTGTTGTTCTTTACTCGTAACACCGGACGTGTTAGTCGTCCACTATCATTACATATACGAATTTCAAGAGTGTCGTAATTGAAAATGATGGATGTATATATATTGATGATTCCCTTGTATTTTTTTTCTTTCATTTCGTTATATAATTCAATAGGATTGATAGCAGTACCAACCCAGCATCCATTGATAAATACTTTGACCTTTCCATGTAAATCTATTGGGTCACAGTTATTAACTGACAAGATGTATGGATTTACATAATCATATAGAGCGTTACTATTAGTAGGTATGGTAATATGCGCCATATAGCTTATATTTTTTACAACACCAATTGACTGACCTTCTGGTGTTTCAGCCGGACATAGAAATCCCCATGTAGTATTGTGTAACTTTCTTGGTGCGATTAGTTCACCACTCTTTTCGAGAGGCGTATTAATTCTACGTAGATGACTCAAGCTGGATACATATGTAAGTCGATTTAATACTTGTGCGACGCCCACTTTACTACTGTTTGATTGCTTGATACTAAAATCACCAGTAGATAGAGCGCGATTAATGCCATTTTCAATAGTAGTCGATTTCATTATTTTGTAAATATTGGTAGTATTGATAATATTTTCATAATCTTCCATTGTTCGCCAAGACCCATTGTTAATTTCGCGTACAATCTGCTTTTGCATTTCTTTGACAAGTTTATTGAAATAATTTCTGAATAGGTTATTTAGAAGCGTACCCGACAGTTCAATGCGTTTGTTTAGATAAGAATCGCGGTCATCTTCTTTAAAAACACCCAGACTCGTTTGGATGAGTTTTTTAGCCATATATCCAATCAAATAGATTTTCTGTTTAATAGTTTGGCAATGAGGGAATAGGTCTGTATCTAATACATCCCTTGCGAATTCACGTTTCTTTTTAATACCTGTCTCTTTATCCATGTTTAAAGGGGTGAATGCTGCGTATGTAGTAATATGTTCCATCGCTTGTTCTTGTGTCATATATTTGTTGGCGTCAATGATAGACGCTTGTAGACATTTTAATATGTCTTGTTGATTCTTATCATCAATATTAAGTAAGATATGATTGCAAATTTCTTTGTCACTGATAACACCTAACGCACGGAACAGAACAAATAATTCGATTGGTTGTTTAATACGAGGAATGTTTATGTATATACCATATCCAAATCCATTGTTTTTACTAGAAATCATCATTTCTATCTGCTTAGGAGAAATACACTTGAAATCGGGTACAGATTTCATTTCAGCAAGCCACGTCCATTTAGTGGTATTTTTACCATCAAAACAATAAATACGATTTTCAGCTGCGCGTTCTTGTCCTAATACTGTTTTTTCAGAACCTTTAATAATGAAATAACCTCCACAATCCATATGACATTCTCCTGTTTGTTGTGGACTGAAATGAGGATTTTGGGTAAGAACACACACAGAAGATTTAAGCATAATTGGTAACTTACCGATATTAATTTTTGGTAGAAACTTTTCAACCGTCGTAGGGGAATCCATATTTTCAGTGTTACGAATTACATATTTAATATTGATGTCAACCGTCATAGTAGAAGCATATGTGAAGTTGCGGAGTTTCGCTTCTTGTGGCATCATCGTTTTTGTAGCACCATTATTTTCATGAATTTGAGGCGGGTATAATTTGAAATTAGTAAAATTAATGAAAATTTCTAGAAAATATTTATTTTTACTTTCATTATAGTCATTTTCTGAACGAATTACAACTGGATTAAACATCTGAATAGTTCTTTGGATTTGATAATTTACAAAATTGTTATAAGATTCGATTTGATGTCTAACTAATCGTTCCAAGTGTTTACCTTGGAAATACGATTCGATAATATTGTAAGGGGCTTCAGTATAGTCTCCCAAATGTTCTAATAGCTTGGCTTCATCTGGCGTAATCCCTGCTACAATTTCCTCGATTTTATCATTAATTTTTTTCTCAGCATCAATGATAAACTTGATATTATCAGGTTCACCATGAATTGATGCGGCGGATTTAGCCGCGGTAGCATTGAGGTCGGCGAGGGCAGTCCTCAATGGTAGTACTTGTGATTTTAGTTCGTACTGCATTGTTACGATAATTATTTATACTCAAAATAAGTAGGATAACTACTTTCAATTTTATGTTTTGATTCGTAGAAATGATATAGACATTAATATTTAAGATTGGGTAATGACAAATATTAAACGTTCGAAATTTATTCAATTCTTAGATAATTATGCATCACAAGAATCTCTAGTGGTAGGTGAGTATGACGTTTTGAGAAGTTCTATAAGAGACAACTATGTTAAGTTACATTTGGGTAATATACCAAAAATACAAACGGAAACTGCTGTTGTGCCGACCGATACTCATATTCGTTCCTTTTATTCAATGAAACCGGTTAAATCCGTAAAATCGGGGACTGATATGTCTGACAATCCATTGACTGTATGCAATTATACTATTGAAAAAACAAAAGAACAAACGATTGATATTGTTGTGAATAATATAGATGACTTACTTTGTATCCTTAATGATTATGAGTATCATAGTGATACGAAATATAATATAGACTTAGAATCATTACATAAAATCAAGCCGGAATTAAAATTATTAAATGAAATGGTTGGGTTGCGTACAATTAAACAGTCAATATTGGACCAATTATTATATTTCGTACAGGATTTACATAGTAATGCTGCGGGTAGTGATTATAAACATACTGTTATATACGGTCCTCCAGGTACAGGGAAAACCGAAATTGCAAAAATAATCGGAAAAATGTATTCAAAAATAGGAATTTTAAAAAAGAATATCTTTAAGAAGATTACACGTAATGATTTAATAGCAGGATACTTGGGACAAACCGCAATTAAAACAAAACAGTTGATAACTGACTCTTTGGGTGGGGTATTGTTTATAGATGAAGCGTATTCACTTGCTAGTCCAGAACAGAATGATAGTTTTTCAAAGGAATGTTTAGATATTTTATGTGAATCATTAAGCGACCATAAAGATGACCTCATGGTTATTATAGCTGGTTACGAACAAGAAATGAATAACACTTTTTTTAAGGCTAATCGTGGTTTAAAATCGCGTTTTATATGGAGATTTTCGATAGATTCGTATACACCTGCGGAATTAATGACAATTTTGAATTATAAAGTCATCGAACAAGGATGGAGTTTTATAGATAATGATGTATTGAATGAAAAAATCTTTCATAAACATAAAAATGAATTAACAAATTATGGACGAGATATAGATTTATTGTTTACATATATCAAAATAAGTCATGGACGACGTATATATGGAAAAGACCCAAGTATTCGAAAAAAAATAACCGCACCGGATTTAGAATCCGGGTTTATTATGTTGTTATCTAATCGAGAAAGGACGAATAATACATTCATGTCTTCGTTGTATGTGTAATATTTCTGTTTAGGGAATAACATTATTAGTTATTAGTTATTATTGGTTAATTCTTTTCGTAATAGTACATATATGAGTGATAAAAAGGTATTAACAATCAATCCTGAGTTATTTACATTTTCAAATAATAAAACAAAGAAAACTAAATCAACAGAACCGACACAAGACAAAATACGTATAAAGAATCAAATTAATAGAAAACAAGATACGTTACGTAAACAGTCTTTATTAAAAATGATAAGAAGACAACAAGAAGAAAGATATAAACGGTTGTTTGAGAATAATAATAACAATAATAAGCCAGGTACACTAACAAATACAGAAACAGATGATAGTAAGACTTTTAATCGAGAATTTGATGACGCGCGGGAATATTTGGATAAGTTAACTAAGAAAAATGAAATGAATGTTCCAAAAAATACTACGTTCCGGGCTTATCCGAGTACTAACATATCAGAATCATCTATATCCCAACACTCTACTCCTACTAATAGACATAATACAACGGTTAAATTGAATCCATCATATGGTTGTTTAAAAGGTGGAAGTTTACCAACCTATCGTACTTATATGAATACATCACAAAATGATAGACCCAAAATACATGTAGGTGAAACTGTTCCATTGGTGTCAAATGTACCCGGGGCGCAGTTACATAATGAGAATCAAGAACAACCCTCTTTATTACATAATATACAAAATAAACCAGCTACATACTCGAGTATAATAGAAAACAGATTAAATGATGGGATGAAGAGAATGAATGAACTAACCTACCATCAAGATTTTTTAAAAAAAATGAAGACCGGAGGAAAGCCGAAAAAGATTAAACGAAAAAAAACATTAAGACGGACATATAAGATAGGTCGGTCGACAGTCGCCCCAACTGTATCCGTATTGGTTTCTAATAAAACGTTGAGGAATCGGATTACTACGAAAGGACAACTTTTAAAACAGACCCCAATTCAAGATGTAAGAAAATATCTAATTAAACAAGGTATAATCCGGGTAGGTTCAACCACACCTAATGATATTTTACGAAAAATGTATGAAAGTTTGGCATTGGTATGTGGTGAAATAAAAAATCATAATCCAGATACACTTTTATATAATTACATTAATGATACCGAATAGAATGTATCAGTATAAATTGTATACGCAATATATACAATTACGCTTGTAACTAGAATACGTAGACATAAGAATCGATTTCTTTTTAGTTTATAGTATGTAAGATGTATGTAATTATTGTAAGATACTAACGATGCGATATCGTAGTTTTCAGATATAATACATTTCGGTGAATTCTGTAAGGTTTTATTATATATAGGTATATTTTCGTCGGAATATTTTCGTATGAAGTAGTTATTGTCGTCAGTATCGATGAAAATTCCATAATCATTGTGTATGTTATCGTCGTTATTGTATAGGGTTTCTGACATATTCTAGTATGTTATTATTTGTAACATACTATTAAATTATTTTGTTGTATATATTACTTTTTGTATTTATCAATTTTTTGTTAGAATTATATATTTGTGATATTACTGATAAAATCTGTAATATTGTAAAACACAATAGCATATACAGTAACAAATATTGCGATGTATATATATTTAGCAGGTTATAATGTAGATAAAGTATATAATAACTATGTCTATCGAACAACCGGTATTAACTACAGAACAACAAAATGAAATTACTGCCTATATAAATGAATATCGGTCACGTCATGGTGCGAATCCGTTAAAATGGGATAACACTGTAGCTAAATTTTCACAAGAGTATTCGTATTATCTTGTTACTAATAATGTATTCCAACATAGTGGGAACGCATTATATGGAGAAAATTTGGCATATTTTCAGGGACAAGGGAATGAAGTCATGAAATTAATAAAGAAAAGTATAGACTTATGGTATGATGAAATACGATTATACAATTTTAATAGTCCCGTCTTCTCACCGGCTACCGGACACTTTACATGCTTAGTATGGAATTCATCGGAATTATTGGGTATCGGATATTCATATAATCCTGTAACTACTATTGTAGATATAACGATGCATACTTCTCCTCCTGGTAATGTTAGTGGTAAATTCCCAGAAAATGTATTTCCATTGGTAACAAGTGTACCTGCTCCTGAACCAGCACCCGCTCCTTCTCCAGCACCTGAACCAGCACCTGAACCAGCACCTGAACCAGCACCAGTTCCTGCTCCCTCACCGACGCCTTATCCAGTACCAACGCCTTATCCAACACCTGAACCAGCACCCGAGCCGGAACCAGCACCCGAACCGGAACCCATAATTGAATATCCTGAAAATACGTACATGGTAAATGTATATAAAATAAAAGAAATTATATATTCGTTGTATATGCTTTCAAATTATATTAGATTGCGTAGAAGGCAAGTTTCGATGAACGAATTAATAACTAATATAATAAAACAAATGTCGCAGTTAGATAAACAAATAGTACCTAATTTGGATTACATAATAAACCGTATGTATTATTTAAACTATGCGATACGTGTAGGAAGACGTCCATTTGTATTGTTTAATTTAATAAATGAGGTAATAACGTTGCTTTCAGTACATACACGATAATTATTTTATGAATCGATATAAATATATTTTTTCATAAAATATAGTTATAATGAAAACAGATGCTACTAGTAATGTCAATATTTATACCGAATATTTTACATTGACAGACAAATATCATAAAGAATATGGTAAAAAGGTAGTAGTATTACTGCAAGTAGGCGCTTTTTTTGAAATATATGGTATTAAAACAAATAGTAACGAAATTAATGGTAGTAATATATCAGAAGTAACAGATATATGTCAACTGAATATGTCAGAGAAGAAAATAACGTATGATAACGGACAAGTATTAATGGCTGGATTTCGAGATTATACATTAGATAAGTATATTACACGTCTGACTGATTATGGGTATACAATACCCGTATATATTCAAGAGAAAGAAGGAAAGGTAGTGACACGAGTATTAGACCGCGTGTATTCCCCCGGTACTTTAATTTCATGTGATACTGACACTTCTCCGATTATGACTAATAATATAATGTGTATATGGATGGAAACATATAATCCGGTAAAGAGAAAGGGAAAAACTGCTGCAAATATACGCGATACTATAATTTATGGTATCGCGGTCGTTAATATTTTTACTGGAAAGTCTTATATTTTTCAGTATGAAACAACCTTTTATATGAATACGACGACGTTCGATGAATTAGAAAGGTATGTGTCTGTGTATTCTCCTAGTGAAGTTATAATCGTGAGCCCATTCAACAATGATGATTTAAATAAAATTATTCAATATGCGGGTATTCGTACGACAAGTATTCATCGAGTAAATAATGGTGAAAATATTACTATGAAGGTAAAGCGTTGTTGCGAACAACGGTATATAAAACAAATATTGAGTACCTATTTTAAAGAAGATACATATGACGTTTGTAACGAATTCCACCAAGATACTATAGCAACCCAATCGTTTTGTTATTTGTTAGATTTCATACAAGAGCATAACAACGAATTAGTTAAAAAAATTTCAATTCCTCTCTTCAATAATACAACTGATAGAATGATATTGGCAAATCATACATTGAAGCAGTTAAATATTATTGATGATAATATGATAGAAAGTAAACAATATGGAAATTTGTCTTCGGTGTTAACGTTATTAAACAAGTGTAGTACTCCTATGGGTAAGCGTAAATTTCAATATCAATTGACAAACCCTGTTTTTGATATTGAATGGTTAAATACGGAATATTCAATGACAGAATTAATATTAATGGAACAAAATTATGCGCTTGTTGATAACTTTCGTAAGCAATTGAATCAGATTCGTGATATAGAAAAAATCTGTCGCCAATTAATTGTAAAGAAAATCTACCCGTCGTCAATTTATCAATTGTATTCTGGATTTAAAATAATCCAGCAATTGAATGTGTGTCTTTGGGATTTACCTGATATATGCAATTATTTAACTAAGGATATAATTGGACTTCATTCAGGAATAGAATCAAATTTGTATATAGAACAAGAAACCCAAACTGTAATTCATTTCTTAGATACGCATTTTAGACTAGACGAATGTAAAAATGTTTCATCAATGTCAACTTTTCCAAGTAATATTATATCTAGTGGTGTATCGCCAGAATTAGATTCGTTGATAAAATGTTACGATACTTCACAAGAAGAATTTAATTGTATTTTAAACTATATGAATATGGTGATGCAAAAATATGAAAAGAATAGCGAAACTGAATATATTAAAATACATGAAACCGAAAAAACTGGGAATTTTTTACAAATAACCCCAAAGCGTTCTCAACTATTAAAAAATCATATGTATACATATGAGAAAGAGAACCCAGGGAATTATCCAGTCAAATCAGATGAACTCAAGTTTACAAAAGCGTCTTCCACGAATATGAATGTTGAGTTTCCGCGATTAAATGAATTGTTGCGTATAATATTTGAAACGAAAGATAAGATAAATATTACAATAACTAAGGTTTATTTACAGGTATTATCAATATTAACTGCCGAACATTTTGAATCATTGGAATGTTTATCAGAGTATACATCAAAACTAGATGTTATTATGTGTAAAGCATTTATTGCACGAACATATAATTATTGTAAACCAGAAATAAACGAAAAGGCAGCAAAATCGTATGTTGATGTAAAAGACTTACGTCACTGTTTAATAGAGCGAATTCAACACAATGAATTGTATGTTACTAATGATGTATCTTTGGGTACGGAAAAGGACGGTGTATTGTTGTATGGTACAAATGCTGTTGGAAAAACAAGTTTTATTCGAGCACTGGGAATATCAATCATAATGGCTCAATCAGGTATTTTTGTACCGTGTAGTTCTTTTCAATATAAACCATATACCGCTATATTCTCACGTATTTTAGGCAATGATAATATATTCAAAGGGTTATCAACGTTTGCGGTTGAGATGTCTGAATTACGGGTAATATTAAAAATGGCAGATAAAAATAGTTTGGTGTTAGGTGATGAATTATGTTCGGGAACGGAATTAGAATCAGCATTGAGTATATTTGTTGCTGGGTTAATGAAGTTGCATACAAATAAGTCGTCATTTATATTTGCTACTCATTTTCATGAAATAGTAGAATTTGAAGAAATCAAACAGTTAAGTAAATTGCGTTTGTATCATATGGCAGTAACTTTTGACCGCGAGTTAGATATATTAGTATATGATAGGAAATTAAGAGAAGGGTCAGGACCAAGGACCTATGGTTTGGAAGTGTGTAAATCATTGTATTTGGAAGAGGAATTCTTAGAAACCGCATATAAAGTAAGAAATAAATATTTTCCGAACAATCGTGGGGAATTGTCAAATGGTAAAACCAGATATAATAGTAAAAAAATACGTGGAAAATGTGAAATATGTAATGAGAAAATGGGTGAAGAAATTCATCATATGCAACAACAAAAAGATTCGAACGAACAGGGGTTTATAGGAAGTTTTCATAAAAACCATCCAGCAAATTTAATGTCTATTTGTACGGTATGTCATGATAAAATACATAATGACAAACAATCGGATGAGACTATGCTTGTTCGTCGGAAAACAACTAATGGATATATGTTGAAAGAGGTAGAGCGTGAAAATATAATGAAAGTACCATGGGGTAGTATATAAACAAATATCGACCAGTATATGATATAATTAATATTTTATATCATATATTTAACCTGTGAAATTATTTCACGCAATTTCCGTAACATTTACCTTTATAATAGTAATAGTCGCGGTTACGAAGAGTAATATCACCATAATGTAATTTAGATACAGGTCCTCGAGCGTTTCCGGCTACGCATTTAGAACCACCTAGAAGAACACAACAATTGGTAGCAGCACATAAATTGGTATCTAGTTTTCCACACTCTTCTTCTAACTTTTCAGGCATGTTCTTATAATGATTACAAATACCCCCTTTAATGGTTGATTCATCTATAAAATCAGTAACCGTAGATTTACCCGTCGTTTTACTTAAGTATATACTATCTTCATAACTAGGGACATATGTACTTGAACCGTATTTATATGTTCCGGGTTCATAGTAGTTAATATTATTAGATAATTTATCAGGACCAGATAGAGGATCGTCTTGGTTTAACGCAACCATATTTCCGTCTTTGTCTTTTACCCATGCGGTCCCCTTTTCTGCTACGTTTGTGTCAATTTTGGATTCGTCGATATAATCAGCATTCAAATTATCCGGGTCGTATTTAAGTTCATCTTTTTTATCTGGTGATGATACAGTATTATTAGTAATTTCCGTAGGTGGGGCAGTAGGAACGTCTGTTTCAGTGGATGTAGCGTTTTCGATACCTTCAACTATATTTGAAAAATAACTCACTAAACTTATGATAGTAAGTAGTAATATTATAATTAACCATCTAGCCATCATTTTATTCTTATACACTTAATGTGTATAATATTCGTGAAAAATTGAAATAATTAAGGTATAACATTATAAAGAAAAAATCACATCTACTTTATATAAGTAATGATTATTCCAGTTAAGTGTTTTACATGTGGTACGGTATTGGCGGATAAATATAGATATTACCAATCTGAGGTTCGTCGTATTAAAACATCAAAAGGATTATCTACGGAAAAGGTTGTATATTTAACTAAAACAAATGTAGAAAAAACTACAGAAGGTGAGGTATTAGATACTTTAGGATTAACCAATGTATGCTGTCGTCGTCACATGTTAACCCATGTTGATATTCATTAACCATTATAAAAACATAATATATTCTCTATCTTTTTTATCGAAATTTAATCGTGATATAATATATCTTTCTATTATATTATATCCGATGGTGGGGTTAAAAGATTTGTGTTCTCCTGCATATGTATATTTAGTTATCTCACTTGTAGCTTTATTGTTAATGACATTTCAAAACTTAGGTAATGGTAATAATACATATTGCGTAGGATATTATAGTTGCGATGTTGAAAATACGTCTCTGGTTTTTATAATTAAGCTTTTATATGTGTTATTTTGGACTTGGTTGTTGAATGTTATATGTCGGGGTGGTGCAACTAATTTTGCTTGGTTGTTGGTTTTAGCACCATTTATTTTGATGTTTGTTATGGTGGGTGCTTTTATGGTTTCTTCAATTACAAATGTACCAATCGCATAAATGAATGCAAATATGATATAGAATTATACTATTATGTATTATATCATGTCAGTCGAAATAATCAAATTCTTAGAATATAATAAACAAATACCGTTAGCAGTGATACATAGACATATTATTCCATATACTTATAACCCTCAATCCAAACATTTGTTACGTGATATACGAAGTAACGTAAACGATTATACGTTAGTAGAGAGCTTATATTTTACATTGTACAATGAAGACATATTACTTACTGATTTGTTAGCTTATCATAAATCACCGGTACGATTGGTTGCGATTATCATGCGTCATATTCTATATAAATATTGCGATAGTGCGGATGTATATAAAATGATATTGAATACATATCATACTCGGTACAACACTTCTATAATTCGGAATATAAGATGTATATGGGGGTTAATGACTCCCGAAGAAAGAACAGATTTCATAAATACACATGTATTATGCGATGAATAACATTTTGTTATAATAAAATTGAATTTATATATATGGAATAATATACATAAAAATAATAGTTATATAATTTATAACGATGAACCCTATAATTTCAAAAATTTCTCATGATGGTGAACTATATAAATTCACATTATCCGGTATAAATGTTAGTTTAGCAAATGCTATTCGTAGAACTATTATTTCAGATATTCCAATACTGGCATTTGATGCAGAAAATAAAGAACATTGTACTATTGAAAAAAACACAGGAAGACTTCATAATGAGATTTTAAAACATAGATTGTGTTGTATTCCTATTCATATGAATGAATTAGATGTGCTTCCTGGAAATTACCGAATGGAATTAGATGTAATCAATGAATCTGATAATTTGATTTATGTTACAAGTGAGGATTTTAAGATTAAAAATAAAGCTACTGGTAATTATTTAACAACAGATGAAACACGCAAGATATTCCCTTCGTCAATAAAAACTAATATGTTTATTGACTTTGCTCGTTTAAGACCAAAAATTGGTCCAACCATTCCAGGGGAACACATTAAATTGTCGTGTGAATTTACAGTAAAAACCGCAAAAGAAAGTAGCACCTATAACGTAGTATCCAAATGCGCTTATGGGAATACAATAGATGCGATAAAGGCGAAGACTGTATGGGAGGAATTAGAACAACAAATGCGGGCTGATGGTTCAACGAATGATGAGATTGCCTTCAAGAAAAAGAATTATTATTTACTTGACGCACAACGTTCATTCATAAATGATAGTTTTGATTTTACAATTCAAAGTGTAGGGGTCTATGACAACAAAGACATTGTAAAGAAAGCATGCGTCGTCCTTCAGAATAAATTGGTAGAATTCGTACAAAATATAGACTCAGATGTTGTTCCAATAGTTGTCAGTGAAACTACTATCGATAATTGTTATGATGTTATATTAGAAAGTGAAGATTATACGTTAGGTAAGGCATTGGAGTACATCCTTTATGAAAAATACTATAATGGTGATAAAATATTGTCATTTTGTGGGTTTAAGAAGTTTCATCCTCATAATGATGACAGTACGTTACGTCTTGCGTTTTTAAAACCAGCAGATAAGCGTATAGTCGGTCAATATCTCAAAAATGCGGCAATTGACGCAAAGGAAGTGTTTAAGAACGTGTATGGGTTGTTTTAAGTTGACTTTTTGATATAAAAAAAATAGTGTATTTATTTTTTTTGTAAAATTGATGATAGACGTATTACATTTGTCGATATATCTATTACAAAATGGGGTCGTTCGTTATTCGATGGTGTGGTTGTATTCTAAAAAATAATCCTGCTCTATTGTATAGTATGAATACTGAATTGCATGATATTCTAGAAAATATTGATTATAATGACACTACCCCATTTGTACCTCCAATCCAATATGGAAAAGTGATTAAAGTGTATGATGGGGACACTATAACAATCGCATCGGTTTTGCCTAATACAACCTCCCCAATATATAGATTTTCGGTTAGATTAAATGGAATTGATGCGCCCGAAATAAAGGGGAAGACCCCGGAAGAAAAGGAATTAGCAATTTGTGTTCGCGATGCGTTAAGTGAAAAGATATATGGTAAAATTGTCGAACTTAGAAATGTTGGAAATGAAAAGTATGGTCGTATATTGGCTGACGTATATCTGGAAGACGAGCATATTAATCAATGGCTGATTGATTCAAACTACGCAGTTCCATATGATGGAGGGACCAAGTCTAGACCATCTAACTGGGGGACATTGTAAAATTGAAAATAATTATATTATATCTATATCTAGTAAATTATAATATACAATGGAAAAGAAGTTGAATAAGAAGTTCGAAGACTATATTACGTGTTTCAAGAATGGGGTACGCGATAAGATAAATAGTATGAAGTTTGAAGAAAAAGATAAAATAAATGAATTGATGGGGTTTGTATATGACTATGAACGATTAATATTTCAAAAAGATGATATTTCTAAACGAAAACGAGTAAAAAATACTATTCCTGTAACTAATAGATGTAACGCACGTCGAGCAAATAACGAACAGTGTACTCGACGTAAAAAAGATGGATGTGAATATTGTGGCACGCATGCTAAGGGTACTCCTCATGGTCTTATTTCAGAAAAGATGTCTATTCTCCCTAACATCCATAATATGGAGTTGGTCGCACAGGAAATAGGTGGAATTGTATATTATATAGATACTCATAATAATGTATATAATACCGAAGATGTTATGAATGGTATAGAAAATCCAGCGGTTGTCGCGAAATATAATATGCAAAATGGAACCTATTCTATACCAGAGTTAGGGTTATAATTATGGTTAAGACGTGTTTTCAGGTTTAGATTTTGATATTTTACGAGTTATATTTTCTGTTGTGATTTCATTTCTGTTTTCCTTAATAAAATCATTTATTTCAGACGCTTGTGTTAAGTCTCCTTTGTAATATTTAGTTAGGATATCTAGTAATACTTTGTTATTTATGGGTTTTTTTACATTTTTCTTGGTGTAACAAATCTGACCGTCATTCAAGTCAAAACAGTCAATATTGTTTGATTTCATTGTATCCATTAGTGTGGTATTTAATATCTTTTTTTCTTGACGACGATTTGAGATTTCTTTTTGTAATTGCCGAATTTCGTTATCTATTCGTACCCATTCTTTTACGTTTTGTATTAATTTATTTTGAATTTCTGTCATTTGTATTAATAAGAAGATATTTTTATATTTGTATGGGTTTTTTATATTATAATATATTAGATGATATTTACACGTAAGAGTATAAATAATACAGCAAAACCGACTGAACCTCGTCAACAATATAATATGAATATGAATATGAAATTATTTAGAACAACTTCTACGGTAGCACCCATATCAAACCCGCCATATACAAATATGTTAAATACGCCCAAACCGAGTGATAGGGAAAGAATGACTTGGGGAGCACCTACATGGGCTCTGCTTCATACCATACCTGCTAAAATCACTAACGATAAATTTGTAAAACACAAAGATGATATTATCAGATTAATCGTAACTATATGTAGTAATTTACCTTGTCCTACTTGTTCTCAACATGCTAGTGAATATATGAAAAAGGTTAATTTCCTCGCAATTAAAACATCTGATGATTTGAAAAAAATGTTGTTTGTCTTTCATAATTCTGTTAATGAAAGAAAGGGTTACGCTCCGTATTCATATGATAACTTAGACGATAGATATAATCAATTAAATATTGTTGATGTTATAAATGAATTTATGTCTCATTTTCAAAAAAAAATTTATGCTCCAAATTTAATGGCACAGCAGATATATAGACAATCACAGGTTCAAATTGTAAAAAAATGGTTTCAAGAACACCTTGACTATTTTCAATAAAATATCTTCTTAATATTATTTTATTGAATCCTTAACCGCTTATATTCTTTGAAATAAGCTTGCCATTTTTGTATACATTGCATCGAAATGTGTTCTTCGAAGGTTTGCTACATACTTCTTTATTAGATAATGAACTAAAGTATAGAAGTGCCGGGGTGTTGCTGCTTGAAATTATATAAGCCCATATCATACCGATTATAGCACCTACTGATAATGATGTTAGTAATTGGAAAAATGAGTAACAACTGTTATTTAAGTTCCATATGAAATCAAATAATATCAGAAGTGGGAAAAATACTAAGGTAGGAATATTTTGTAGAACCATTTTGTATTTCAATATTGAGAACATTAAATACGCAAATGTATATGCCAATGCGGATTGTCCCAATGGTAAATCCGAAAGGTTATCTGTTTGCCCCATAGTAAGAACATTACAAATTTCGGGGGAATTATCTGGTCTCTGTAGTTTATTTATAATAGGGAGCTTGCTCGATAACATAGTTATAAACGAACTAAACAACAACCCTACTAAATATATGAAACCTTTAAAATCTTGATTAAAAATAGAAGCTAAAGTAAAAAAGGATGCTAATACAAATGGTGCTAAACGTAAAAATAGATATCCAAACCCAACGATGTTTAAATCCATATTGTTATAATATTATACTATAACAATATATTTGTTTATCTATGTAAATACAATATTGAAAACTTCCTGTATCGTAGATACTTCGTAGAATTGTATATCTTTAATTATAGCGTCTTTGTTTTTATTTTTCCATTCATTATAGTCTCGTGCGTTTTCTTTTGGATATATGAATGTTTTTACCCCTGCCTTTATACCACCGGAAATCTTTATAGGCAGTCCACCTATAGCAGTTACTTCTCCTTGTAAGTTGATTTCACCAGTAATTGCTATTGTATTTGGAATCTTTTTTTGGATAAATAAACTATATATTGCTGTGGTTATTGCCGCACCAGCAGATGGTCCGTCTTTCGAAATAGCTCCTTCAGGACAATGTATATGAAGTCCTTGACATTTGGTCTCTGTAAATTCTGTAATTAGGTTTTTCTTTAATGTATTTGGGATTAAATTCCAAGCTAATGATTTGGCTACATTCATACTCTCTTTCATTACATCTCCTTGAAGACCGGTTAATCTTAAATCTAAAAAGCTAGAAGTAGGATATAACATAGTTTGGATTGGTATAATACCTCCTCGTCCCAATGAATTCGCCCATAGTCCGTTTATTATACCGACTACCGGTGTTGGATGAATGTTTTTGTCATGTATTTTATGATATTTGGGTAAATAATTGTTCTCTAGATTTTCAGGTGTTATCTCGATTGGTAATTCTATTTCTTCGTTGTTATTTTTCAAAATGTGTAAATTGATTTCACCATATAAATCGAATAATAATTCTTTTAGTTTTCGAACCCCCGGTTCTAGTGTATATTTATCTATTATGTATTCTATCATTTTATTACTCATATTAACTATATCTGTAAACCCCATCTTTTTGTTGATTTCAGGTAATATAAAACGATTTACAATTACTATCTTCTCGTCCGTTGTCAAATTTTCAAATTTGATACGATGAATTCGGTCTAGTAATATTTTATCTATTTGTTCGGGGTCGTTGTATGAAAATATAAACAATACTTTGGATAAGTCAATATTAATACCGCTGAAATATTTATCTTGAAAAGAGTCGTTTTGGGTTTGGTCTATTAAATGCGTGAAAATTCCAATTATTTCTCTACCGTTCTCGGTTTTACTTACCTTGTCCAACTCATCTATATATATAATTGGATTCATACACTTTGATTCCATCAATATTTCTACTATTCTTCCCCATGTTGAATTCATATATGTATAGCTATGGCCTTCTAATGTAGACCCATTACATGAACCACCGAGTGCTATAAATGAGAACGGACGAGGTTCCTGATTTTCATCCATTAAACATTTGGATATACCTTTCTTTGCAAGCGATGTTTTACCTACGCCAGGACTTCCTTCAAACCCAAAGCAGTACCCTGATTGTTCTCCGCTCATCCATTGAGCTATAATTTTCATTATTTGATTTTTAGCATGTGTATGTGCATATATTGAATCCTCCAATACTGACGAAATTGTATTAATGTTCTCTTGTACTTTTACTATGTTTGAATTTAATAACTGTAGTTCGTTCTTTACATTTACTAGTGATGTTGTATTATCATTCACTACCATATCAAATAATTCATACAAAATAATATCATCTGTGTCAGCAATGTTGATTATAAATTCGCATATTTTGTATATTTGAGACGATTTGGTTTGATTCGTAATAAGTAATCGCATCTCCTTCTGGGTTTTCTTGTATGTATTGATTTTTTGTATTAATGTATTCAATTGCTTTATATTCATGTTCTCCGACATTCGTTTAATGATTTGTATCATGTTTTTACTTGTGTATTGTTTTATAACTTTTATGTAATGGTTTATTTCTAATAATGTGTATTGTTTTTTCTCAATGAATTCAAACTCCGGTATTACTGTTTTTATAACCAATATTATTCTTATGAACCAATTATTCATAGTTTTTATTTGTTTTAATGCTGGTTCTTCTCGATAAATGTTAAATGGGATTTTTAAAAGACCCTCTATATATTGTTTTGCTTTTAATACCAATTCGTCGGGTTTACCCTTTATTTCTTTGAGTTTTAAGATTGCCTTTTCTTTTATATTTTCGTCAGCCTTCATTAAGTATATCTGTTGTTCAAGTGTAATTTGAGTAACGTCATACTTCTGCATCATATCATTGGCAGAACGGATAGTTTCTTTTATAACCTCCTTGAAATTAGTTTTTATCTTCCATGGAAGACTATTATAAATTGCGGTTTGCTCGTTCTTATCATTGTCATCTGAATCTACCGATAAAATCTCGTACAATATATAACTAATGTACTGAATGTCGTTGTCTTTGTCGAATAACAATAGATTTATTAACATATTCCGTTTTAAGAACATATCCATCTCTAAAAATGAGGAAATAGTTTTTTCTAATTTGTTTTGTTTGATGGATTTTACGTCTATCAATATTGTTATAACCTTCTTTATTATATCGTCGTTACCATATATCATAATATCTTTGAATGTTATATTGTTTATTATGTTAGTTATTAAATCCTTTTCTACATTTTGACGACCAACTATTAAGTTTTTTAATTCTTCTTTCCTGTGTTTAATATAGTCGTTTGTAATACATTCGATGTGTATATCGTCTAATATCCCGTTTATAACTATTGTTTTGCGTGCCTTTTCATTTTGTATTATTATGCGTAACCCGTATACTTTGTGTAAAAATAACTCTGTCCCGGTTTCTACGTCAAAGCATTCTAACGTATTGTAGTTTTCTATATTAACATCTTCTTCTGTTATTTTGTTGTCACACAATATGTTTTTATGGAGATGTGTCGTTTTGTTTTTATTCCAATGAATAATTTTATAACCAATCGGTCGTACATATTTCTTGATTAGGTCATATTTTGTTTGTAATATATTATTTGGAGCAATCGTATTTTTAAATTCAGAACCGAAACTTATAAATAGTAAATCGTCTATTTGTGACGTACCAAACCCACATATTATTACTGATAATTTATTAATCACTTGCTGTAGTCCATCTATTATATCATCATTATTGCTTTCATCTGACGATGATAATGAATTATACATACCATCTGTCTTTTCGTATAGTTCAATTAATATGGATATTGAAAGTATACTGTCATTATTACTAAATATACCCTCGTTTTTATTGCGTTTTATTGATAATATTGTGTTTCTTATTATTTCTTGAATATATTCTATCTTTTCTATTAATATATGCTTAATGTTATTCGTCTTGAGTTTTATGTTAGTAGACATATTAGTTAATATATCCTTCTTTCGTGGTCCCTTCATAATGTATACAATAGTGAGGTATAAATAAATGTATGTTACAAATATCTAAGATTTCATTGTAAATGATATAAATGTATGTGTTGTACTATATATATAACTCATCTAATCCTAACTTGTAATAAATGGGTATTCCAAGTTATTTTTCTCATGTTATTCGTAAATATGCGTCAATATTGAGAAATACTAAGCATTTTTTAGATAATAATATACGGTTTACACATCTATATATGGATTGTAATTCGATAGTGTATGATTCATATCACGCTATGAGTGAAACCTATACAGTTGACACACATGACTCGTTTGAAGACAAGCTTATAGTAGATGTAGCCAAGCGTATAGATGACTACATTTATATGATTAAGCCCACTGAAGTTGTATATGTCGCATTTGATGGGATTGTACCTCTAGGTAAGATGCATCAACAACGCAAACGTCGATATAAAACACAACTGATGGCTAGTCTTCAAGGTGATACCAACTCAATTCCAAAGTGGAATACTGCGTCAATCACTCCAGGCACTATTTTTATGGATAAATTATCTTCGTATATGTATTCTTATTTTAATCATAAAGAAAGACGTTATAATGTAGCTAATATCATTGTATCTTGTTCTGATAAATCCGGAGAAGGAGAACATAAATTATATAGCCATATAAGAAACAATGATATGAAACACGCAAACGTTTCTGTATATGGATTAGATGCTGACTTAATTATGCTCTCTATTCTTCATTTAAAGTATTGTAACAATATTTATGTTTTTCGTGAAGCTCCCGAATTTTTAAAGAGTTCTATCACTGTTTCTGTTAAAAATAATAATGAGCCCTGTTTTTTGGATATTAATCACTTGAGTAAGTCTATTGTCACTGAGATGGATTGTAAGTATGATTTATCGACTAGAATAGAAGATTATGTATTTATGTGTTTTTTTCTGGGTAATGATTTCTTACCTCATTTTGTAGCTCTGAATATTCGGACAAGTGGAATTAATGTACTATTGGATGTTTATAGACAATGTATAGGCAATTATAGTAATCGGTCTCTTATTTCGACTGAAACAGATGGCATTGACTGGAAATGTTTTAAAATATTTATAACTGAACTCGCAAAACTGGAACCTGAATTGATGAAACAAGAACATTATGCTAGGGAAAAATTAGAAAAACGACATTCCCATGCGAACACTAACGCAACCAAAAATAAAGAATTAAATCAAAATAGTAATAGTAAAAGTATAGTGTGTGTGAGTGTGCGTGGTGTGGAGAAGTATGTGAGTGTGTTGTGTGAAGGTTGGGAGAGGCGATATATGCGAGTGTGTAAGTCAAGCGTGTTAAATTATGTGTCAGTGTTGAGTTGGTTGTGGTGTTATTATAAAAAGGATGTGTCAATATTAAGTGAAGTGTATGAAATAAAGTATGCGCCATTATTGTGTGAGTTGCGAAAGTGTAGTGTAGATGTGTTGGAGTTATGTGAGTTAGAAAGTGTAGCGCGTCGAAAGTTATCAGAAGAAGTAATGTGTAATTTGGATGCGTATACCCAATTGTCGTATGTGTTACCCCGAAGTAGTCTGAATTTGTTACCGAAATGTATAGAGTCAGAATTATTAAAAGAATCGCCAGAATTGTATCCGTCGTCATGTAATTTAGAAAATGCTTATTGTACTTATTTGTGGGAATGTCATCCAGATTTGCCCGAAATAAGTATAGAAACATTAGAAAAATGGAATAAAAGGAATTTATTGTATAGAGAATCGTTAAAGTAATGTATGAGATGATATATGAGATGATGTATGAGTTGATGTATAATATTATATTATATTATATGAAATGTATTAAATGTATTCTATATATTATATGTATGTGATGATGTATGAGATGTATGAGATGTATTATATATAATTCTGTATGAGATGTATTATATGTAGTATTCTGTATGAGATGTATTATATATAATTCTGTATGAGATGTATTATATGTAGTATTCTGTATGAGATGTATTATATGTAGTATTCTGTATGAGATGTATTATATGTAGTATTCTGTATGAGATGTATTATTTATGAGATGATGTATATGATGTAGTATGTGGTGTAGTATTCTGTATTATGATAGTAGTATTTAGTTGGTTAATATTCCCCCGAAGATATGATGTATTTGCTGCATGTTTAACAATACATACTTGATGTATATTAATAATTCGAATATGTTTTGGCATGATAAATGCTTAATTGTGTAAAAGTTGAAATACTAATAATGCGTAAAAACCATTCAATTTTGTATTAAATGTAACCACTGGATATCCTACTCATTTATGAATAAGTATGAATATACCATAGCATATATGCGTTGTATATAATATAACATTTTTATATTATATATTAAATATAAATATAAAAATGAAAGTGAAATTAACTAGTGTATTGTGTCAACGTTCTCAATATAATAAATAAACAAGATTATAACGGTGTGTATTTATTATATTGAGAACATTTGAAATACTTAAAATACTTAAAATATAATATACGTATAGATTATAATGGTAGAATATATACTATACGATGGTGTTGGAGCAAAAAAAAGTGGTAAGCATACTGTGGCGGAGTTTTTAAAGATAATGAATAAAACGTTTAATATTGAATGTTCTGAATACACATCAGGATTAAATTACAAACCATGCACTGAAATGAAAGAAATGAACCGTGAAATGATGGAAAATAATAACCTATTGAGAAGCAAAAAAGCTAAAAACAAATACACAAGACTATTAAATAAATGCATGAAACATAAAAAGACAGCAAAAAATCGAAAATGTACTTTAGATGAATACATCGAGTTTAGTGGAGCCATGCTTGATAAGCCAAGCGTTTGAAATGAAAACATGTGTTATAATATGATAGTATGATTTCTATGAGGATGATGTAAAAAGATTATAGAGAACAATTTATACATGTATTTTGAAGGTATTTTGCGTGTAGTGAATGTCAATGTTCTCAATATAATAAATAAAATTAGTGAATAAATAATAGAATCTGATGTTTAATAATGAGATTCTATGATTTATATGAAGGGCGAATGTAGATTATTGTAGAGAACAAATACTGAGTAGTATTTTATACATGTATTTTGAAGGTATTTTGCGTGTAGTGAATGTCAATGTTCTCAATATAATAAATAAAATTAGTGAATAAATAATAGAATCCGATGTTTAATAATAAGATTCAACGATTTATATGAAGGGTGGATGTAGATTATTGTAGAGAACAAATGATGAGTAGTATTTTATAGGTGTATTTGAAGGTTTTTGCGTGTAGTTAATGTCAATGTTCTCGATATAATAAATAAAATGATATATTAATAATATATTAATGTGTTTTAAAATATTATTAGAAGGTTTATATGTGATGATGATGTAAATTATTGTAGAGAACAAATACTGAGTAGTATTTTATAGGTGTATTTGAAGGGTTTTGCGTGTAGTTAATGTCAATGTTCTCGATATAATAAATAAAATGATATAGTAATAATATATTAATGTGTTTTAAAATATTATTAGAAGGTTTATATGTGATGATGTAAAGTATTGATGTAGAGAACAAGTAATGAATGATATTTTGTAGGTATATGTGAATATTTTTGTATGTAGTGAATGTCAATGTTCTCGATATATTAAATAAAATTAGTGAATAAAAAATGAGAAGATAAATAATAAGGGGTCTATTTGTATGATTTGTATGAGTATAAATATATGAAGTGATTTTTAAAATGGATGTTTAATAAGACGTGATTTGATGACATCCGCATTTACGTTTTTGATATGTATAGTTTCGTCGGACCAACATTGAATACATGAACTTTTACTGAGATTCCACTTAGGAGTGATATTGTCGACGATATTCTGAAAGAGAAGTTGTGCGCGATTTTGATGAAAATCGGAAGTAGTGATAGTAACTTCCGGTAATTCATTGTATGAGAAGTATTGAGAAACCCAGTATTTGAAATATGTAAAATTTTCAGCGGTATTTGTGGCGAATTCGTCAACGACAATTGTAACATGGTCGAACTGTTTTTCAATAATACGGGAACTAATTTTGGATGCTTCCGTCTGGTCGTTTAGACTAGCGTGTTTTATCCCCCCAGAGATATATACAATGATAGGTGAACTAACAGAATTTATATATTGAATAAGTGAGTCAATGCGTTCATTGAGAATCCGGTCATCTGAGGACCCTAATACAACGATAACATCATGTTTTGTAGAAGTGCAAAACACGATATTAATAAATAGAACCAAAAATAAGAGCGATAGCGACATGTTGATATAATGAATGATGGTGGTATATTCGCCAAAAAGTAATCAATTTTTCACATAAAAAGTATACTAAACGATAATTGCCGCGGTCTGTGTTAAATAGTCGTTCAAAATAAATAATCCAAACATAATCCCAGCAATAATATAAGTATGTAGATGTAGTTGTTCTTGTCTGATATATACACTATAAAGTATGAGAGATATGAATAATAAAAATACATATAACATTTCCATAAATACAACGGAAAGACCTTGTCCTAGAAATTTATTAGATGGTACACGAATGACCGTTGCCATTGAATTGAGACCAATTGAGATTAACATCAATGAAAGGAAAGACTGATTCGGTATTGCGTTTAAGAAATAGTATGTACCAAATAAATGAAACAAACAGGCACTAAACGTGAGTATAGAATATAGTATGAATTGCAGCATTATATATAATATGAACGAAAAAATTACACATGGCTTGATATAAATTACATTGATTCGTTTTACATATGTAATGGGTTTTCATTAAGTCATTATTATGAGGGTTTATCGCGGGGTTTATCGTGAGGTTTATCACGGGGGTTTATCGTGAGGTTTATCACGGGGGGTTTATCGTGAGGTTTATAAATAAGTATTTCATGTGGATTATCGTGCGGTTATGCTATGTGGAATTTAGTCAAAAATCAATATCCCACTTGATAATCAATATATTACTCACTTCTGGATAAGTATTATACCATATATGCAGTATTATATCGTATATATTAAGTTATTTATAGTATAATTAGATTTTACACTATAAAAATTACAGGGTTCTACAGTACATAAAACAATGTATATTGATAGCCCTCAATTAAAAGTCCTTTATTACAAGGTCTGATTAAAAGTCCTCTATTACAAGGTCTGATTAAAAGTCCTTTATTACAAGGTCTGATTAAAAGTCCTTTATTACAAGGTCTGATTAAAAGTCCTCGATTACAAGGTCTGATTAAAAGTCCTCGATTACAAGGTCTGATTAA